CGAGTCGGTCAGCGCCGGGTTGTCCTCCAGGTCCTCGCCGGCATCGGCGGCGTCCCGGAGCGCGCCGGTCCAGAGTTCGTCCGCGACCTGGAACGACTGCGTCGCCTCCAACTGCCGGGTCGCTCGTGCGGTGAAGTCACGAGCGCCGAACCCGAACGGCGAGCAGCGGTCCGAGGCGTAGACCATGAACGGATCCGCCGTGACGATCCCCGGCGACGTGTTCGTGTCGAGAGCCGCGGTGTTGCCCTGGCACTCGACCTGAGCACGGCCGGAGTTCCCGCACTGCTCCGGCTCCCAGGTCACGCCGGCGGTCCAGCGGATCCCGCCGTTGTCGCCGATCTGGACCGGAGCGGCGACGAGCAGCCCATACCGGGGAGGCTGGGTTGGTGTCGCCTCGATCGCTGTGCGGGCCATCGGTACTCCTTCTGCGGCGGGTAGATGGGAGGAGGCGGCGCCGGCCGGTTAGGACCGGCGCCGCCAGGAGGATCAGGACCCGGTCGAGCAGGGGTCGATGTCGACCGTCGAGGCGACTCCGCCGTCGGGGCAGAGGTCCATCGTCAGCCGGAGCGACTCCGTGCCGTGGAAGTGCGCTTCCTCGAACGTCTCGGCGAACATCTGGAAATCGTTCGTCGAGTTGAGCGTCGAGTCCCGGACGATGCCGAGATCGAGCGTCCCGCCGTCGAGGAACAGCCAGGACCCCTCCGGGTACAGGTACGTCACGACCGTGGTCGGCCAGCCGAGCAGCGCGCCGTCGCCCTGAGCGCCGAACGTCTGGCCGGTCTCGCCGTCGAGGAACCCGACCGGGCGGACGTTCCGGATCGTGAACCAGCGGTCGATCTCCGCTTCGGCGAGAGCGAGCGTCTCGTCGAGCGTCCCGACCGGGATCTGCCGAGCGATGTCCGTCCGGAGCATGTCGTACAGCCAGAACGGGAACCCGAACACGAGCGGGATCGCCCGGTCCATGCGGTGCCGGGACCGCATCGTCGCCTGCGCCCGGTCGAGCGTCGTCAGGACGTCACGAGCCGCGCCGAGCAACTGCCCGGACGTGACCTGCGTCGAGCCGGTCCCGATCGCGGTCAGGAGCCGGGTCTCGGCGGTCCGTGCGTGATGCACGCCGGCGAGGTCCGTCCACTCCTGGACCGACTCGGGATCGAACCGGGCACGGAAGTTGCCGAACTGGAGGCACTTCGTGACGGCGGCGACGACGGACTCGCTGTCGTCCCCGCAGACCACCGTGAGGCACGGCTTGGTCGCCGGGTCCGACGGGTCCTGGTCGTTCGCCTCGGTCCAGATCCCGACGGCGTCGGAGTCGACGAGGTCGGCGAGCGTCGCCGGCGTCCGGGTCACGACTCCGCCACGGTCGGCGCCGAACCGGACCATCATGTCGTCACGGACCGGACGGCCGTCGGAGCCGACGACCGTCGGGAGGTCGTACCGGGTCTCGGACGGCACGCAGCGACCGCCGGCCGCGACGATCGCGGACAACGACGTGACGGCCTCGATCCGCTGCTCGTTGACCTGCGGATCCCGCGAGAGGAACCGCTCGTCCCCGTACAGGTTCCGAGCGTCGAGCGAACCGGCGCGAGCGACCGGGATCTTGGTCCGCGGTCCGCGGTACCCCTGCGTCTGCTCGTACGCCGCGGCGACCACGGCCGCGATGTCCGCCGGGTTCTCCAGCCGCTGGCCGGCCGAGATCCCCGACGCCTGGACGTTCGCCGACGCCGTCAGCGCCAACGGAGCCGCGGCCTGACGCCGCGCCTCCCGCTGCCGACCCATCTCGGTCTGCGGTCGACGAGCCGCGACGCGAGTCACCCTCGGACGGTACGGAGCGTTCCGCTGCCCTGCGGCCGCGATCGCCTCCTCGCCCTCGGTCTCGTCGGTCTCCTCGCCCTCGGTGCCTTCGGTCTCGCCGGACTCGCCGGCAGCCTCGGACCCCTCGGTCTCCTCGCCGCCGTCCTCTCCGGCCCCGGAGGTCTCGTCGTCGCCTTCGCCGGCGCCGGTCTCCTCGCCGTCCTCGCCGTCGCCTTCGCCGTCCTCGCCGTCGGCCTGCCCGCGGATCCGGTCCGCAAGCTCGGCGGCGCGCTCGGCGTTCGCCGCTGCGGCGGTCTCGCGCTCGGCGACCTCGTCGCGCACGGCGTCAGCCGACGCTGCGATCTCGTCGAGTTCGGCGAGGACCTCGTCGGTCACGTCGCCTTCGAGCAGTTCCTCGCCCTGCTCCTGGAGGAGCGTGAGGAGTTCGGCGAGTTCCTCGCCGGTCATCTCCGCTCGGGTCGCCTCGTCGTTGAACAGTCCGAGCAGTTCGCGCAGTCGTTCCATCGTTCTCGTCCCTTCGGGGTCTACATCACGGTCGTGTCTGTGACGGAACCTCGGGGCGTGCGATGGCCGCTAGGCGGATCCGGGTCGCACCGGCACTAGGTGTCGGCGTGCTCCTGCGGTGTGTCGTCCCGAACGGTACCAGTGCGGGCGCGCGCCGTCACGCACACTGCGCGCGCACCGGCTCCGGACGCGACTCGACCCCCGGCGAACCGGGGGCCGAGCACCGGTGGTGGAACCGGAGATCTACTCCATCGTCTGGACGATCCGCCCCGTGGTCGTCGAGAACTCCCACAGCCGCTCGTCGCCTTCGTGGAGAGACTCGACCGGGAGGAGCGTGAGCCAGGTCTCGCCGTTGACCTCGATCGGATCGTCGTCGAGGACCTCGACTGCGGTCCCGTCGTCGAGGACCTTCGGCGGCGTGTGCGTGGTCATCGGCTCCGCTCCCGGATCGTGCCGTCCGGCATCCGGAGGACGAGACCGGCCCCCTGCGGGACGATCTCGTCGCGGTCGAAGAACCTGGAGATCAGCAGGTGCGTCGCCGCCTGCTGGACCTCCGGGTAGAACCGGTCGTGCAGGATCGCCGCGACGGTCGAGTTGTCGAGCCGGTCGAGGTTCTCGATCTGGCGGACGGACTCGGCGAGTCCGAGCCAGCCGGCGTGCTCGACGAGCGACGATGCGATCTGCATCGGCTCGGTAGTGATCCGGATCGGTTCCGGACTGTCGGTAGTGGGCATGAGGCGCCTCCTTGGGATAGGTCGATACGTGGCCTCGCCGCCCAGTCTACCACGCGGCCTTAGCGCGGTTAGGTCCGGACGCGGTTCGACCCCCGCCGGCGGAGACTGGACGGGGGTCGAACCTTCCTGGCGCCACGGGCGGCGCCGCTGTGTAGCTATCGGCCGTCGAGGCGGGCGAGGAGCCGGCCCGCAGCGCCGTCGACGTCGTCGAGCGCCCGGTCGTCGAGACCGAGCCGGCGACGGAACGCCGCGGCCTCGCCGACCGTCAGGTGCCTGGTGCGCCGGTCGATCCGAGCGAGAGTCCGTTCGATCGAGGCGAGCCGGTCGCCGTCGTCGCAGCCGCAGTCCGTCGAGGCACGCCGCGTGGCGAGCGCGGAGGGGATGACGAGACCGGAGGCGACGAGCGCGGTCTGCACGCTGCCGTTCCCGACGTGCGCGGCCGGTCGAGGCTGCTCGATCGTCCGGCCGGAGGCGACGACCGCACGAGGGATCGGGAACCCCGGCACGTTGACCGCGAGCGCGGCGACGAGTTCGAGGTTCCGGACCCGTGCGTCGTGGCGCCAGTCACCGGAGAGAGCGAGCGCCCGGAGGATCCGGACGTCGTCGTGGGTCAGACCTGGCCGGAGTGCGCCGGCGGTCCAGATCCCGTGGTCGTCCTCGCCGACCGTGACGTCGGCCCAGCCGTGCCGCGAGTTCGCGTAGTGCGCCTGCGCCTCGATCATCGAGAGCGAGAGGTCGGCGTGCTCGATCCCCCAGGTCAGCGCGCCGGTCGAGACGGTCGAGCCGTCCGCGGTCGGTACGGAGCCGATCAGGAACCGCTCGTACGAGCAGGCGGTCGACGGTGGGACGAGGCAGATCCGTTCGGAGCCGACGTGGCAGGTCCCCCAGGCGGCGAGATGCCCGGAGACCCGGCCGGCGTCGTCGATCGACAGCGGTGTCGCCTCCGCGAACCCCGGATTCTGGAACCAGTCGGCCGGCGGGCGAGACGGGACCGTCAGGGTCGCCACCGCGGCCGGGACACGAGCGGCCGCGGTGACCGACGCAGCAGTCTCCTCCTCCTCCTCGGTCGTGGTCTCGTCGGTCTCGGTCTCCTCCTCTCCCTCGTCCGTGTCCTCGTCGTCGGTCGACGTAGCGGCGCCGGCAAGCTGGACCGCGGCGCGCTCGAACGCCGGGAACGGCGTCCCGGTCAGACCGATGACCTCGTACGCCGTGAACCGCAGGATCCCGTCGACGCAGAACCCGTCCTCGTCGACCTCCGTGCATTCGAAGTCCGCTTCCGCTCGGCCAGGGTCGACCGAAACCCCGAACCGTCGGCCGTCGAGGAGCATGTCCCGGAACTGCCGGCCGGTCTCCGTGTCGTAGAACCGGCCGGACGAGTGGACCGTCCCGGCGCCGTCGATCGAGACCTCGGCCATGAACCCGGCGAGTTGCGCTCCGAAGTGACCGAACTCGGTCTCCGTCTGGAGCATCAGCGGGAGCAGCGAGACCGTCGGGTCGCGCCAGGTCCAGTCGCAGTCCGTGAAGTCGCGGCCGTCGCCGGTCTCCTCGGAGAAACAGATCCCGTCGACGTCCTCCCAGGTCTCGGCGAGCAGACCGTCACCCTCGGCGAGCGTCGACTGATCCTGCGCCGCGAGCGCCTCGCGGGCGAGGTCGGCGATCACGGAGAGCGCCTGGTCGTAGGTCTCGTGCGCGTCGCCGATCCGGTTCCCGGAGGCGTCGCGGACCTCCCACCCGTCCTCGGTCTGCTGGATGCTCCACATAGGGGTCTCTCCTCGGTCGTCCGGTTCGAGGTTACGACAACTCGGACCGGGGGACGATCACTGGCTCGAAATCGCACAGGCAGCCGGCGTGGTCGCCGGGGAGGTAGTGCGACAACGGCGGGAACGAGGACCGGTTGGCGAGGACCTCGTCGTCGAAGTTCTCGAACACGACCCCGTCGAGCGCCCGGTGCGGTTCGAACGGACTCCGGCGGGCGGCGATCCCGTAGATCCACCGGTACGCCTCGACCTCGACGCCGTGGCTCGTGAGCGCCTCCCGGATCAGTTCGCCGGTACCGATCCCGCCGGCCGGTCGCTGCCCGCCGTCGGCGATCGAGATCCAGGCTTCACCGGCCGAACCGGTCTGGACCCCGCGGGTGCCGCCGGCGCGAGCCATCGCCTGCCGGATGATCCCGGCCTGGACCCGCATGTTCGGATCGACCTCGCCGACCTCGCCGACGAACGCCTCCGGGTCGAACAACCGGGCCGCGGCCTGCGCCTCCAGGGTCTCGCGTGCCCACGCCCAGGCTTCCGCGACGTCCTCCGCCTGCCGGAGCGCGAGCGCCTCCCGCTCCGCGACCGTGAACCCGCCGGCGATCTCCGAGGCGTAGGCGAGCGCCTCCTCCTGCGCGTGCTCGGCCCAGGCGAGGAACTGCGCCTCCATCGAGTCGAACGCTCCTTCGAGCAACTCCTCCGGGTTGATCCCCGCGTTCGCGACGATCGACCGGCCGAGCGTGACGCCGACCCGGTCGGCGGCGACGTTCCGGACGAGCGGCCGTGCGTCCTTGGCCTTCGACTTGATGATGTTCCCGGCGCGTTCGAGCGCGCGGGTCATGGTCCGGTCGGCGAGGACTAGGAGGCGGGCACGGAGATCTCGGTCGAGGTCGACGAGACGCCGGCCGGGGTTGTCCTCCGGGACCTGCTGCTGCGGTGCTGCGACGATCGCCGGCGGCGCCTGTCCGTTCCCGTTCGACTGCTGCGAGGAGACCAGGAGACGAGCCAGCGTCCGGAGCCGCGCCGCGGTCTCGCCGTCGCCGGCGTCCGGGTCCTCCGACGGCGCGGTCTCGGACGACTCGATCGTCTCGTCCGCCTGCGCGGAGTCGACGACCTCGATCTCCTCGCCGAGCAGTTCGATCAGCGCCTTCGTGAGATCCGCGGTGAAGATCCCTCGACGGAGACCGGCCCGGATGAGCATCTCGATCGGCGTCGGCGCGTCGGTCTCGTCGTAGCCCTTGTAACGGCGGTACGCGGAGCCGGACAACTCGAACCGATCGTAGGCAAGCTCGGCGTTTTCCTCGACGTTCGGGGAGGCGACGAGCCGCGACGGGTCCATCCAGACGAACACGCTGCGGATCTCGTCCTCGACCTCGTCCGGGACGATCCCGTCGGCGGTCGAGAACGCCTCGCGTAGCTGCTGGCGGAGGAACTCGCCGGTGAAGATGTCGCAGAGCAGGATCGCCCGAGGTTCGAGATGGTCCTCGTACGTGTCCTGGTCGACCTGCTCGGCGTTCGCGAACGTCGTCTGCTGGTGGCCCATCACGACCTCGACCGGGAGGTTGATCCCGCGGGCGATCCGGTCGATCCGAGTCTTGATCCGAGCGTCGAGCGCCTCGTCGGTCTTGCGTGCGAGGTCGATGTGGAAGAACCGATCCCGGAGGTTGTCGCCCGGAGCGGACGGCACGCGAGCGAGGAGCGGTGCGAGACCGGCCGGCGAGGACTCGTCCTGGATCGGATCCGTCAGCGCGATCACGAGCGCGTTCAGGAACGGATCCCCGAGCGCCTCCTCGTTGTCATCCGTCGCGGTCTGGTCGGTCGTCGAGTAGTCGAACTCCGCCGGCGTGACCAGGATCCCGGCCGGCAGCCGTGAGCGAGCTTCCGCCCTGGCCTGCCGGGAGAGCACGAGCAGGGTCTCGCACTCGTCGAGGACGCCGCGCATCGCGCAGTCCGGGAGGTTCCCCCACCGCGGGTGCCGCTGCCAGAACCGGATCGCCGTGTCGAGATCCGGGTCGAGCGGCGTGCCGCTGCGGTCCTCCGGGTTCTCCTTGACGACCATCGACGCCTCGCGGCCGTCCGGCAGTTTGACCTTCTTCGCCTCGACCTCCGAGGTCGAGTGGATCTCCCAGGACTCCGGAGCGGTCTCCCGGCCGGTCTCCTCGTCGATCCGCTGGCCTCGGCCGATCAGCCAGCCCTCGGCGGCGATCTCCAGGTTCATGTTCGCTTCGCGGAGGATCTCGCCGAGCGACGATCCGCCGCCGCCGCCGCCGGAGAGGCGACGCAACTCCGCGATCGCCTGCGAGGCGACCGCCTGCGAGATCGTCGAGCGTTCGTCGTCGACCGGGATCGGCTCGCCGTCCGGCTCCTCCGGGTCCTCCGTCGCGACGAACAGGCGGAGCTTCGACATCGCGTTGCCCAGGAACCAGGTCGAGTATTTGATCTCCGGGACGAGATCGAAGTACGCCCAGGAGTCCTCCTGCCAGTCCTGCCGCTTCCCGGCCTGCTTCTTCGTCGCCGTCGAGTCGTCGAGCGGGATCCGCCGCGCCGCCGCTACGAGGACCCGCGGTTCCGCATGTTTCGACCGTGCCATCGAGGAGAGGCTACGTCACCGGGTCGCTCAGAGTGAGGGACGCGTCCTCGGTCGAGGATCTCCGGACTCGCCGGCGTCGTCGATCGGTCCGTCCCACGGGGGCATCGCGGCGAACTCCTCGTCGGTCAGAGCGACCCGGAGATGACCGATCCGGGCCGGCGACCAGTACCACCACTCGACGTCTCCGCCGACGCCGGCAAGCTCGGCGATCGCTCGCTCCTCCAGGCGCCGCGGCTGATGCAGGTACTCCGGCCGTCGGCCGGTCCGCCATCGCTGCTGCGAGATCGAGACGTGCCAGACCGGCGCGCCGTTGTTCAGACGCTGTCACCGATCGACGGCGAGGATCACCGCGAGGAACTCGTCCCGTCGGACCGACTCGATCGACCGGAGCCGTTCGAGGTTCGGGATCCCGTGCGCCTGGTCGAGCGGATGCGCGAGCGCGTACGTCTGGCGCTCGTTCACTCCTCCAGCCCTGCCAGGAGAGCGGCCGCGGCGGAGAGCGCGAGCGCGTCCGCGACCGGCGACCAGAGGCGAGGAACGATCCGACGAGCGACGACGACGCCGAACCCGATCCAGACGCCGGCGCACCATCGGCAGGTCACGAGCGTGGCGAGCTTCGGAGGCGGACCGTGCTCGTTCCGGTACGCGGCGACGACGTCGACCGCTGTCTCCTCGTCGACGAACTCGACGTCGATGCCGCAGGACCGGAAGCTCGACCGGACGATCGCCTCCCGCGGCTCCTCCGTGATCTCGTCCGCCGTGACGAGCCGGGTCAGCCGGTAGGCCGCGACGGCGTCGACCGCGAGGGTCAGAGCAGACATGCAAGCCATCCGACCTGGTCCGAGACCGGCGCGGTGATCGAACCGGCCTGGACGATCACGAGCCGCTGCCACTGGTCCGTGTCGGTCGACAGGAGAGCGATCTCGCAGTCTCGTTCGACCCGCTGCTGCTCTCGGGCGTAGGCGACCATCGAGCAGTTCCAGATCGCGTCGGAGAGCGGGACGGCGCCGATCACCGAAGGGACCGTCTCGGAACCGGACGCGCCGGCCCACCGGACTTCGAGGTCTCGGCCTTCTGTCCGGTCTCGACGGACGTCAGGCGCGGAGCGTCGAACGTGTACTCGTGGATCTCGCCCTTCGAAGGATTGAAGTGCTCGATCGTCGCTCGCTCGCAGCCGAACTCGTAGAACGAGATCGCGACCGCGGTCCCCTCGATGCCGCTGCGCTCCTCGCGGTACTTCTCGCCGAGCTTGATGTCGGTCTCGTATCGCATTAGATGTGTCTCCTCAGATGGTCGGTCAGGATCGTGCAGGCGGAGGCGCCGGACGATGGCGTGGCCCCTGCCAGCCCGCGGCGCCGACGTCGCCTGGACGGCGAGGAGGTTCCGGCCGGCGAGCTTCGGCCAGGAGAACGCCGACGCGCTCGCGCAGGTCCGTGTCCGGCCCCCATAGTTCGACCTCGCCGTCCTCCGGGAAGCAGAGGACCAGGAACCGGTCGTGTCCGGCGACGTGGCCCATCTGCTCGACGACCGACTCCCAGGTCTCCTGATCGGCGACGTGGACGCCGCGGAGGACGACGAGCGTCCCCTCGGCGATCGGCGCCGTGACCTCGACCTGCGCGCTCATCCGACGATCCGGTCGGCGACGTACAGGACGACGAGCATCCAGACGACGCCGGCGACGAACCCGGCGGCTCGATCGAGCCAGCGGTCGTCGGTCTCGCGGACGGCGTCGGTCCGGAGAGCTTCGAGGTCCTCCGCTCGACGCATTCGGATCCCTGTCGCCGGGAGCGGTTCCCGTACCTGGTCTGCCATCGTTCCTAGCCTCCTCCGCAGCCGCAGCCGCTCTTGCGATCGACGGACCAGATGGACCCGTCGGCGAGTTCGACCTCCCACCGTCGCCGCTCGACCTGCGAGACCCGGACGACGTCCGCCTCCTCGACGACCTGACGGCCCCGGCGGAGCACGGCCCGGTTGTTCCGGATCGTGATCGAGACCCGCTCGTGCGAGCCGGTCGCGGTCTGGACGTTCGTACGGGTCAGTGAGAGAGGAGCAGCCATCGCGGGAACGGTATCGCTACGAGCCGACGAGGTCGCCGACCGCGACGGTCAGACGGTCGCGGATCTCGGCGAGGTCGAGGACCCAGCCGGTGCGCGCCTCTCCGGTGAAGTCCGAGATCCGGCCGTCGGCGGAGACGATGATCGCCTCGGGCCACATGCCGAGCGGGATCGACAGGTACGAGGCGACCTGCTGCCAGATCACCCCGGTCGCTCCGAGACCGGACATCTCGGCAAGGACCGAGGCGACCGCGATCTCGTCGATCGTCCAGCGTCGGGCGTTGCCCTGGCCGCGGCCGTTTCCCTCCGGCGACAGAGCGCCGGTCCGACACCAGTAGTCGATCTGGCGGTACGAGGCGCCGGCGAGGTCTGCGACGGCGACGGTCGGGAAGCGACGTTCCATGAGGCGAACCTTACTACGGATAGGCGAGCGCGGTTAGTGTTACGAAATGCGATCAATCAGACGACAGCCCATTCGCCTCGCGCTCGCCGTGCTCCTCCTCGCCGGTGCGTGCTCGACGCCGGCGCAGGACCTCGCGGTCACCGGTACGCCGCCGACCTCGACCACGACGGCGCCGCCGGACTTCGACGAGTTCGTCGCCCTCTCGGCCTCGATCGAGGCGCACCACGAGCGGGTCGAGTTCGAGCGTGCGGTCCGGTACGTCCAGGCGGTCGAGGAGGCGGAACGGATCGCCGCCCAGGAGGCGGAGGCGAGGCGCCTGGCAGCCGCAGAGGAGCAGCGGCGGCGCGAGCAGGCGGCAGCCGCCGCGGCCCAGCAGGCGGCGACAGAGCCGGCGCCGGTCGCTACCGGGAACGTCTGGTATCGGCTCCGTGCCTGCGAGTGTCCGTCCGGCTGGTTCTGCAACACCGGGAACGGGTACTACGGCGGGTTGCAGTTCGATCTTCCGACCTGGCGGTCCGTCGGCGGTACCGGGTACCCGCACGAGCACTCGCCGGAGGAGCAGATCCGGCGCGGGCAGATCCTCCAGTCGAAGCGCGGGTGGTCGCCGTGGCCGGAGTGCTCGCGCAAGCTCGGTCTCCGGTAGACGCGGCCGATCAGTCGCCGGAGGTTCGCGCCTTCTGCGGCTGCGCCTTGCGGAACTCGACCGTGTAGTCGACGCCGACCTCGAACTGTCGGAACGCCTCCGGGTTCGTGATCTGCATCTCGATCTGTCCCGACGGCGTGTACTTCGACCAGTCGACGTTGTCCTCGTCGGTCGTCTGAGCGGCGAGGAGCTTCACCGTGACCTGCTTCTGCTCCGCCGGATCTCCTTCGACCGGCTGGTACTGCGAGGTCAGCGTCGTCTCCAGGCGTTCGGTACAGCGGAACTTGGCGATCGTGCCCATCGTGGTTCTCCTTCGGTTTGCGGTCCAGATCGGACTGGTTGCCGTCCAGAGTGCCAGCGATCGGCCGCAACCGCAACGTCCTGGACGCGACGATCCCCGCCGGCGCAGGTTGGGCCATCCGGCGGGGATCTGATGTCGCGTCGACCCGTCCGCTCGCCTCCCCGGACTCAGCCGCCGGCGGAGGAGAGAGCAACCAACGGCAGAGGACCGCCGGTCGACGTGGGTTGCTTATGTCTCTACTTCGACGACCCGGAGCCGGAGATCGGCCGCTCCTGACCTGGCGGCGTCGACGGTGCGGACGAGGTCCTCGATTCCGCGGCGTGCGTCGGTCGAGTCGCGGTACCCCTCGGAGGCGTGGACGATCTCGCCGTTCTCGGCCCGGAGTCGGAACCCCTTCTCGGTCTCGCCGTACGGGTGGATCTCGAACCGAGCTTCGGCGGTCATCGGACCGCCTGCTCGAACTCGGCGATCGTCCGGCGCCGCGAGACGTCCTGGCGGCGCATGCCGAGCGGGAGCGGTGAGAAGATCCGGCGCTCGGACTCGCGCAGGAGGCAGTTCGTCAGGTGGGTCGAGGACGTCAGGGTCTCGGGATAGAACCCGGCCGGCGGGTCGCCGTCGCCGATGACCTCCTCGACCTCGACACCGGTCTCGGTCAGGCGGATGAATCGTCGTCGTGGCTGTCGCACTGGTTCTCCTTGGGTTGGTTCGGCCATTGTGCCGTAATCCCGGTCGGCGGGTCGGGGCAGATCCCAGCGCGCCACTCGTGGGCGTAGTCGGGGCAGGCGCCGCCGCGGAACGGGCAGCGTTCGAGGAGCGGATCGTCATCGCTCACGGCGCGCCCTCTCGTACTCGTCGGCCTCCAGATCTTCGAGATGCGCGGTGATCGCCATCTCGTGCCGGTAGTCGTCCTCGACCTGCTGCTCGTACTCGGCAGCGATCGCCTGGTGGTGCGCTTCGTCGTCATCCATCGTTGCTCCTCTCTAGGCTCTCGGCGAGGTCGAGAGCGACATCGGTCATCCGCCACGCCATGTACCGGAGCCGGTACCGCGACGCCGGCGATCGGCGAGAGAACTCGCCGTCCTCGACCTGCTTCGGCGTCACCGCGGGTCCGGCGACGCGGAGGAAGTCGGCGAACCGGTCGAGGATCTCGCGCTCCCTGGTCCCGTCGGCCGGCGGGTTCGAGAACCCGCACTCGTCAGGTCGCATCGAGGTACCGCCACTCGATCCGCGAGACGAGCGTCTCCGGCGTCGCGCCCCGATGGGTGTCGCAGAACATCTCGACGAACTCCGCCGGCGTCCAGTCCGGGAACCCCTCGCGGCGGACGTCGCTCGGCGTGATCAGCCGGAGGAGTTCGCGGCGCCAGGAGACGACCTCGACGTCGACGATCCGGACGAGCGGTTCGCCGTTGCGTCGGCCCATCACCTTCCGGCAGAGCGTGAGCCGGTCGCCGGGTCCGATCATGAGCCAGCCGAGCCGGCGCGTGACGTCCTTCGACCGGTCCCGTACGGCGTCCTCCGTGAGCGAGACCGACATCAGCCGCGGCATGGGTCGGCCTCCCACGGTGGGTCGACGATGACGTGGTCGCCGGTATCCCAACCGACGACGCGTTCCTGCGGACAGGTGAACGAGTCGTCGCCGTAGACCCACACCGGCTCGCTATGCGTCTCGCACCAGCGGAGCGTTGCCGTCAGGTCGTTGCCGACCTGGTCTCGCTTGTAGCGGACGACGCGGCCGAGAGGCGGCACGACGACGGTCTGCACGGTCCCGCTCACGTCGACCTCACGGCCTGGAGGATCTTCGGGAACCGCTCGTCGAGCGGATCCGCGATCGCGACGACCCAGGCGGCGTGCCGGAGCGCCATCTCGGCGGAGACGCCAGGAGAGGCGCCGAGCCAGGAGATCCGGAGGTCGCCGCTCGGCGTCGAGGCGGAGACCATCGTGTCGTTGATCGTCTCGATCTCCTCATCGGCGTCGACAAGCCAGGGGTCCTCAACCGGATCCGGTTCGTCGGTCACGGCGAGGTACCGGCCGAGCGCCTCGTACAACGTCGAGGCGACCGCACGCGGCAGGTTCGAGCAGATCGACTCGTCCGGTATCGGCGCGTCTCGCTCGACGTGCAGGTCGAGTCGGAACTCGTCGAGCGAGTCGTACGGACCGAACGAGAGCCGGAACGAGGTCCCGTGGCGGTTCGCCCATCGCATGACCATGTGTCGAGCCGAGTCCTCGCCGATCCGCATGGTCTGGCCGAACCAGGTCGTCTCTGCGGACTCGACCTCGTCGAACCGGTCGGCGAGGTCCTGCGCCGGCGACGTCGAGCCGTAGATCTCGGTCACGTTCCAGCCTTCGGTCGCGAACCGTTCGCCGAGCCGGAGCGCCATCCTGGTCGCGGTCGGTACGTCCACCGGCATGAACGAGGCGAGGACCTCGACGACCTCCGGGACCCACTCGTCGTCGCGGAGATGCTTCGCGATCTCGTCGCCGCTCGTTCGTTCTCCGGCGTCAGGATCGGGGCGAGACGGTCGACGGTCGGCCTCGACGGCGGTTTCCTCGTACATCTCTGGTGCTCCTTGGGACAGGTCGTCGACGACGATCGCCGACCCCCGGAGGTTAGCGCGGTTAGGTCCGGCGTCGCCGGTTGCCTGCGACCGCGGGACCTCTCGCGATCCTGGCGCGACCGGCAGCGCGCGCCGGCGATGGCTTCGGCACGGATCCGGTCGGGACCGTCGCCGACGCCTGGCCGGTCGAGAGACGACCGATCGCCTGCGACATCGTGTCGACCTGGTCGTCGTGCGCGCCGTTCGGGAACGCGGCCAACTCGTCGAGCAGCGCGGCCAGATACGGCGCGTGCTCCTGGAGGTAGATGTCGCCGGCCTCCGCGTTCGGGACGATGAAGTTCCGAGCACGGACCCGCTTCGATCCTTCGCCGCCGACCTTCTTCGGGACGATCCCGGACATGCCCCTGCGGCGGAGTTCCTGGACCGCCGAGCGTTCGGCCTCGGTCATCCCGAGGCGGGTCGCGACCTCGTCCGAGACCTCGTAGCCGGGTCGCTTCCGGCGGATCTCCGGGATCACTTCGTCGGCCGAGCCGGCGTACTCGATCACGTGCGTCTTGATCTCCGGTCGGCGGACCGCGAGGAGAGCGATCGCGTTCTGCGTCGTCGCGTGGTCGTACTGCCCGCGGACCTGATCGACGAGCCAGTAGCCGCCGGCGACCCGCCACCATGCCTGCCCGACGACGTAGTCGCCGGCCTCCTTGTCTTTCAGTTTGAGGTCCCAGGACGTGCAGGCGTCGTCGAAGCTCGGCGGGAGCGCATCCTCGATCCGGAACCAGGCACGCTTGATGTCCGTGCCCTCCTCCGGCGACGGGTCCTGCTGCTCCAGCGAGGACGCCAGGTAGGAGCCGAGACCAGCGGCGCGGCGTCGGACGTCCTCGATCGGACGGATCTCCGGGTCGAGCGCCTCGCCGGGAGCACGGCCCAGCGGGTCGCCTTCGACGGCGATCGCCGGGAGCGAGACGAGGTCCCAGTCGTCGCCGTACTCGTCCTTGCCCATCTCGGCGAGGAGCTTCGCCGTCAGGTCGTCCTCGTGGACCCGATGGTGGACCACGATGATGAACCCGGCCTCCTCGTCGAGCCGGTTCCGGATCGTGCCTCGGTACTGGTTCCAGACGTGCTCGCGCTTGTTCTCCGAGTGCGCCTCCTGCCAGTTCTTGAACGGGTCGTCGATGATGATCCCGCCCTCGGCGTTCGCGCCGAACCCGGTGATCGACGCGTTGATCCCGGCGGCGAGGAGACCTCCGCCGGCGTCGGTCACGAACCGGTTGATCGCCTGCCGGTCCTGCCGCAACTGGGTTCGGAGCACGCCGGCGTACTGCCGGAGCCGGGAGCGGACCCCGTCGGCGTTCTCGTTCGCCAGGGTCTGTCCGTAGGAGACGAAGATCAGCCGTGCTCGGCCTTCGGTCCGGTCGAATAGCCAGGTCCCGCCCCACTGGACGATCGTCGACTTGCCGTACCGGCCGGGGAGGTTCCAGATCTGCCGGCGCGACGTGCCGTCCGCGGCCTCTCGGAACTTGCGGGACAGGTGGTCGACGTGCCGCGGTCGACGGAACGTCGGGTCGAGGAACCCGGCCATCTCGGCGGGGTGGGAGCGCCAGCCGGCCGCGGTGACGGACTCCGCCGCTGCCTCTAGGAGCGAGAGGTCCTCCGGGTCGAGGCGGGCGGCGAACGCGGCCAACTCGTCCGGCGGGAGCGCGAGGACGAGGCGTCGGAGGTCCTCGAACGGATCCTCGACCGGCTCCGGGAGCGCCAGGTGGTTACGAGCGGGCACGACGTAACTCTGCCCGTTCCGCGGCCTCGCGAGCCGTCTTGTCGCCGTGACAGCGGCCGCAGAGCAGTTGGAGATTGAACGGGAGCCACCAGCGAAGCTCGTTCCGCTGCTGGTCCGTCAGCGACCAGAGCGGCCGGACGTGGTCGACGAACAACTGGACCGGTTGCGGCGCCGGCGGGCCGACGGTCGAGGTTCGGTACCAGGATGGACGAGTCGGCCCCGGCTGCCAGACCGCGCCGCAGGACCAGCACTCGTGCCCGTGGAGCGCGACGAGATGGTGCCTGGCGGAGTCTCCGGACGTGGCGACGTACCAGAGGTCGACGCAGTCGTCGGAGCACCAGGAGGTCCGCCGGCCCGGTAGCGGCGAGGTCCCGCAGAGCGAGCACGTGTCGGCGACCTTCTCGAACGGTGGTCGAGGCGGCGTTCGGACCGACCGGGCGCGTCGGCGTCGCTCGCGCTCGATCTGCCGGCGTTCGGTCTCGCAGGTCCAGCACGGCCGGTCGAGATCGGAGCCAGGCATCCGGAGCCAGGAGTAGATCCCGTGGGCGGCGCAGCGTTCGTAGCATCGCTCGCGGACACCGGTCGGCGCCTCGACCTCGTAGACGATCACGGCGCCGCCCGTTCGGTCCAGAGGAACACGCTGCACTCCTGGACCTCCATCCGGTACTGCCCCGGCCCCGGTCCTTCGGCGACGTCGAGGACCCGGAAGGTCCGGCCGTCCGGGGTCTGCAACCCGTCGCCCTCGGCCGGCGGGGGACCTTCCCAGCCGTTCGAGCGGAGGATCACGACGGCCGCTCGCCGCGCCGGTACCAGCGGAGCCGCCAGTCCGACGACGGGACGGTCCCGCCGTGCTGGCCGAGCCGCTCGACCCGGAGCCGCCAGCGGTGCGGCCAGACCTTCGACTCGACCGGGCGTGCCTCGACGATCCGGTACCGGGACCTCGACGTCGAGAGGAACTCGCCGGCCTGCGGAGGGTTCGCCTCCTGCTCGGCGTCGATGTCGTAGGTGATGGTCGCCAGAGTCACCGGACCGCTTGCCCGCAGCGGCCGCAGCGGTTCCCGATCCGGACCGACATCGGGTGCGGACACTTCGCCGCGACCTCCGGCCCCGGCCGGCGAGGAGTGCGCGCGCGGGTCGTCGGAACCGTCACGGACGCACCCCGCCCCTTCGCCGGCTGCGCGCGCGCCGTAGCGTCCTCCGGATCCGGCCAGAGCGGACGGAGCCGCTCGACGACGGCCGCTCGATCACGCCGGACACGCCGGCGCTTCGCCTCGGTCCGGTTGTACCGAGGCGTCTCGGTCCTAATCGACTCATGCTCGGCATCGGCCGCTTCCTGTCGAGTCCGGAAGTGTTCGAGTGTGATCGTCTCGACCTCGCTCCACCACGGCTTGTCGATCTGGTGCTCGTAGATCCGCCCGGTCATACGGCCGGAGATCCCGACGTACAGGAGGACGTCGTCGTCGGACCAGCACCGGTAGAGAGTCGTCCCGACCTCCTCCGTGGTCTCGTCGTCGCCGATCATCTCGGCCGGCGAGAGACCGAGTTCGACGCGAGCGCAGAACTCGACGAACTCGGCGATCGTCACGTCGTAGGCGGAAGCTGCGCGCGCGACCTCGGCGTGGAGGTCGTCCGGGATCCGGACCGCCTTCCCGGCGTTCCTAGGCATCGGCGACCTCGAACAGCGTCAACGGCTCGTAGCCGGCCGCGTAGCAGAGCGGGCAGATCAGCGACCGGCGTTGCTTGCGGCCGCAGCAGGGGCAACGAGGCGGCGCCAGGAGCCGGCCTAGAGCACGACGCCACGGCGCGACGGTCTCGTTCCCGCAGAACGAGCACGAGACCTGCCCGTGGAAGCAGACCGCCCTAGCCATCGTCGCCGTCCTCGTCCTCCGGGACGATCCGCTCCAGATGCGACCGGAGCGCCGCCCCGAGGTTCGCGGCCCGGACCTCGACCGGGATCGAGCCGTCCTCGCCGGTCCCCTCGATCTTCGTTCGCCGCCCGTAGATCTCCGGGAACCGCCGCTCCAACCGCCACTGAATCACCGCGGGATCCGGCAGCGTATGGGACCGCTTCGTCCTCGTCTCGACGGTCTCGCCCTTGTCGTTGACCTTCGTCGTCGTCTCCACGATCGCGATCTGCCCACGGGCCAGGCGTTCGAGATCCGCCTGCGCGCGCGTCTCGAACTCGACCTCCGCTCGGTCTACTGCCTCCGAAAACTCCAGGCAGCGGCGTTCCTTGACCCGGAGGTCGGAGAGGTTGACCTCTCCTCGTTCGAGGCGGCGCCTGGTTTCGCGGCCGAGCTTCTCCCAGTCGTAGAACGTGCTGGTGGCGATGCCTGCTCGTCTCGCGGCTCGTTCGGCGTACAAGCCGACTCGGACGTCTCCGATGATCTGGTCGGCGACCGTGATCTCCTGGACGTCGCCGGTGGGTTCGCCGGTCTCGTCGAGGATCGGGCGGGTCTGGACGATGTCGTTGATCTTCGTCGGTCGTCCGGTCCGGGCCATGCCGGCAGGGTAGTGCGCTCAGGTCGCCGGTTGTGAGGTCAGGCTCCGGGGCCGTGCTCGTTCTCGATGATGACCGCGGCCTCGCCGTAGACCGCTCGTGGGAGGAGGTCGGTTTCGATCGCCGGGACCGGGACGTAGCAGCAGCCCGGAGCGTCTCGGAACGTGGTCCCCCAGTCCGGTCCCCAGGTGTTCTGCCAGACCACGTACTCGCCCGGTGGGAGTCCCGGCGGGTCGGCGACGAGGTCGACGCCGTAGATGGCGTGGTACCCGGCGAGTCCGGATGCCGGGTCGACCTCTAGGAGACCCGAGGGGCCGGGGTCCATCATCGACCAGTAGATCGGGATCCCGAACCAGACGCCGGAGCGGAGGAGCCGGAACGTGTCGACGAGGTCGTCGATCGGGGTCTGCGAGCCGGCGCCGATCCACCGGTACTCGGAGATGATCCCGAACCGGTGCGCGATCCGGAGAGCGGCGATCAGGCTCGTGCCGCCGTACGCCTCGCCGGCCCATTCATCCTCGGTCTGAGCGGTCCGGTACAGCCAGCAGCACTCGGAGTGGTCGATCGTGTGCTTCCACTGCGGCGCTCGCGGAATCGGCGTCGCGTTCAGCGCGGTGCCGAACGAGGCGCCGACACAGCCGTCGGCCCCGTACGGTCCAGGACACGGCGGGTCGGACTGATCGAACGGGACCGGCTGCGGAGCGTTCTCGACCTCGGTCGGCGCCGGGACGATCTCGGCTCCGTTCTCGCAGTCGATGTCTCGGACCTTGTCGAGCAGAGTCCGGACCTGCCAGCCGCGGGAGCGTTCGTCGTAGCTCGGGATCCGGCCGAGCCGTTCGTCGTAGGCGACGAACCCGCCGCGCTTCTGGATCGGTTCCCTCGTCGGCGCCATGCCCGGACGGTACACGCGGAGCGACCCCCGGCGGCGTGGGTCCGGGGGTCGCTCCTGTCTCGACGGCGCCGCTGGCGGAGCGGCGTCTACGTCGAGCGTTCCTGTCGCCGGCGGCGAGCGGCGAGCACCCGCTGACGTCGACGGTACGCCTTCCGGCTGGCGGCGCGATGTTTCACGAGTGACACTCGCCGGTCCTGCGCCGTCACTCGGTCACTCCGCGTGCGGGCGAGGCGGCGTCGGCGCACTGTCGGTAGACCTCGACCGCTCCGATCAGAGCGAGCATCGAGTCCGACGCGGCCTCGTCGGAGACCTGTTCGTCGAGGAGCCGGTCGGCGTGATGGCAGGCGACGGCGAGGAGGACCTCGGTCGCGTAGTGGAGGTTCCGGTCCTCGACTCGGCGAGGTTCCTGGCGCCGGTCCTTCGGTCGGAGATCTCGGTAGTCGATGGTCGTGGAGTCGGTCATGCCGGGGTTGTCGGCCGCTCGGCGTGAACCTTTAGCGCGCTCAGGTTCGGCCATCAGAACGCCGCCCGGTAGACGAGGACGACGAGCGCCGGCGCGGCCATCAGGAGGACCGACGCAGCGATAGCGACGAGGATTGTCACCCCTTGGCGGAGTTCGCGCTCCTCCTTGGTCTGGATGCCGCTCATCGGTAGAGACCGCCGGGGTTACGCTCCGTGAGCATGCCGAGGACGTCGATCGGCACCAGGACGGAGAGCGACGGCGTGTCGTCGATCGCCGCGACGATCTCAGCCGCGGGCCAGCCGATCACCGGCCCGTTGACCAGGCAGGACCAGCCGCGCTTGTCCAGAGGACCGAGGAGGTCGAGGAACGCCTCTGCGTCGTCGGAGAGCGGCTCTGTCGGCGTCAGGTCGATCACGTCGCCGACAGGCTCCGCCGGTCGGCCGTACGTCCAGATCGTGCCAGAGCCGCCGTGCGGACAGTGCCGGTCGTCGTGGGCGGATCCGTACCAAATCCCGACGACCTCGTCGGCGTAGGACCAGAGCGTCGGGTCGACGATCCGGGCGTTGACTGCGTAGGGATCGCTGTCGACGACGACCCAGGAGTGCTGTCCGCCGACGCCGGCGCAGGCGCCACGCCCGACTCGTGCCGCAGGTCCGAGGAGACCGGAGCGGACGAGCGCGAGCGAGGCGCCGTGGCAGTTGTGCGCCCAGTCGTCGAGTCCGCCGAGAGCGTCGACGAGCGCCGCGTCGAGTTCGGTCGGATCGAGTTCCGAGACGTCGGAGAGATCAGGGAACAGGTTCGTGGTCACGACCGGCTCCCGGCTGCGGCGAGGTCGAGCGCGGCGATCGCCTGCGCCTCGATCTCCATCGCGTCGTCGGCGTCCTCGACGGTCTGAGCGTACGACGTGACCGCGTTCAGGACGCCGCCGGCCGTCATCTGCCCGCCGCGGACGAAGTGGTCGAGGATCCCGTCGATCCGGTCCTGACCGAACCGGAGCCGCTTCCCGATCGTCTCGATCGCCTTCGCCGGCTGGTCGACGACCGCCGTCGCCTGCGCCTCGATGATCTGGACTGCCCGCTTGACGTACTCGGCGTCGAGGAACTGCGCGACCGCGTCCCGTGCCTGCGAGGCGACCAGGTCGAGATTCTTCCTCTGCGTCTCGTCGCTCCACTGGATGACGCCGTCGCCGAGCTTGCCGCCGAGATGGACGTTCCGCATCGCGTCGCGGGTGATCGTCATGCCGTTGTCGCAGACTTCGGCGATGATCCGCGGCGTGATCGAGAACGCGCCGTCGCCGACCTCGGAGTTGGCGATCACGAACCCGGCGAACACGACGGGGTTCTCGTCGCCGGAGTTGCCGGAGAACGGCGACCGGTAGCCGGCGAGGAGCGTCGGCGCGAGCGCCTGGACCGCGGGCGCCTTGATCCGGACGTACATGCGTCGTTCGGTCAGGTCGCAGCCGTCGATCTCGACCTCGACGCCGGCCTCGCGGACGCCTTCGAGCGCCGCCGTGAGGACGTCGAGGTTGTCGAAGATCCGATACTGATTCGAGAGGAACGCGCGCGCGACGCCGTCGCCTCCGTCGTCGCCTCGGAACGTCCGGAGCAGGAACGACCGCGGGTCCGGCTCGCGCAGGACGGTCGTGATCGGACCGGCGGCGTCGCGGCCGGCGACCTTGCGCTTGCCGTGGAGCCAGCCGTTGACGTTCGAGTCGTACAGGTCCGGCGCGGCCTCGCGGAGCCGGCGCAGGTAGGCGAGCGGAACGCCGAGCTTCGAAGCGATCCCCTCGTCGCAGACCCGCGTCGGGCGATAGGTGCCGTTCGGATCCGTGACGCCGTCGTCCTCGATGACCTGGTCGGCGCCGGCGATCACGAGGTTGGCGCCGTAGGAGCGGACCTGTTCGGCGGGGACGATCATGTCGATCTTGCGGCCGTGCTGGTCCTGGAGGAGCGAGGCGAGATCCTCGATCGTCGCGTTCCTCGTCGTCGTGGTGAGCGTGCTCATGGTCTGTTCTCCTTGGGATGGGTCTGGTTGGGTTCGAGAGTACGGGCGGGGTCTGACAGCGCCTGGATCCGCTCGCGGATCGCGGGCGGGACGAGCGGGTTCAGTCGGTAGGTGACGACGATCACCAGGTCTCGCAGGAGCCGGCGTCGGTCGCGTGGTCGATGCAGCAGCCGTCGGTCGACCGCTGGCAGGACTCGTCCTCGGCGCGGTCCGAGGCGATCGAGCGGAGCGCCGGCGTCGACGGCCGCGAGTCCGGAGCGCCGACGATCGGCGAGCGGATCTCGGCGGCGATCAGGAAGCAGCCTCGCTCTGGCTCCTCGACGTGCCGGTACGCCTCGACCTCGTAGTCGTAGAACGCCGGCCGGCCGCAGTCGTTGCACTCCTCGACGTCGTCCTCGACGATCTCCGGCGCCGTCCTGGCCTTGCTCTCGTAGCGAGCGGCCTGGGTCAGATCGCCGGCTCGGCGAGCGATCTCCGCCTTGACGCGGTACCCCTCGGCGGTTACCGGCCGGGGGTTGAGGGGGCCGTACGCCGACTTCGTCGTCGTGATCGTGCTCATGGTTGCGCTCCTTGGGAAAGGGGTCTCGGTACGCCGCAACCTTAGCGCGGTTAGGAACCTCGCGCCGTGTTCGAGCGGTCGGAGGGAGTCGAACCCACACCTCCGGCGTGGGACGCCGGCGTCTCCCCGTCGAGACCTCGACCGCGGGGTACCGGATACGGTAGCGCCAGAGGAGCGAGCCGGCGGCGCATGGCTCGATCGAGCGGGTACAGGTACCGGTACTTCCCCGGCCGGCGCCGGAACGGGACCGTCGGACCGCCTGGATTCTCCGGGAGGTTCTTCCCGTTGAACCCTTTCGCTCGGAGGTCGTACCAAACGCCCTTCTTGTGGCGCCAGCGACCGCCGACGAAATACTCGTCGACGTCGTCGCTCTGTCCGGTGTAGATCCAGTTTCCGGCCTGGTAGATCCCGCCGTGATGTCCTCGGGTCGGATCGGCGAACGAGACGACGAGGCGAAGCTCCGGCGACTGCTGGCGGAGGAGCCGGAGTGCGCCGGCGACCGCCTGCGAGACCGGCGCCTCGTGGGAGCGCATGGCGATCCGGGTGAGTTCGCAGATCTCGACGTGGTCCAGGTCGTAGGCGGAGCCGAGCCACGGCGACGCGCCTCGGGAGAACAGGATCGCTCCGACGAACTCGCCGGCCTCCCATACGCCGACCTTGACGAGCTTCCCGGTCGGGAGGCAGCCGGAGTAGTGCCAGCGTTCGACCGCGAACCGGGCGGCGTCGTGTCCGCAGAACTCGACGACGAGGTCGGTCACCGCGGGTACTCGACTCGGAGTGTCTCGACGCGCCGGCGGACCGGTCGATCGAGCGGGAGGACGTACCGGTGCTTGCCTGGCCGGTCCCGGCGCGGCAGCGTCGCCTTCTCGTCCGGCGTGAGGCGGCTCGGCGCGTCTCGGCCGGCGCCGTTGAATCCGGTCCCGTAGTCGGAGAGTTGCCGATCGGACCACCAGCGGCCGCGGTAGTAGACCTCCGAGGAGCCGCCCGACTGGCCCGTGTAGATCCAGTTCATCGCCTGGTACAGCACGCCGGTGTGGCCGGCCGCGGGATCGGCGAACGAGATCAGGAGCCGGAGTCCGGGGTTCGCTCGGCGGAGGAGACGGACCGCGGCGGCGACGATCGTCGAGGTCGGATGCTCGTGCTCGTCGAGAGCGACGCGCGCAAGCTCGGCGACCTCGGTCCGGTCGAGGTCGAACCGCGAGTGCAGGTTCGCCGCCAGACCAGGGGTGAACACGACGGCGCCGACGAACCGTCCGGCCTCCCATGCCCCGAACCGGACCATCTTCGCGTGCCCGTCCATCGGGAGCTTCCCGGTGTAGTGCCAGCGGCGAGCGGCGTACGTCGCTGCTGCCTGCTGGTCGCAGTAGTCGACCAGGAGGTCGGTCAACGCGGGACCCACTGGTGGCCGCAGGACGGACACTGGACGGGGTTCCGTTCGTCGAGGCGAGGCTGCGTCTCCGGCGGTACCGGATCGAAGTCCGGGACCTGGAGTTCGGCGAGGATCGTGTCGAGGTCGTCGTTGTCGTACCCGACGGCGCCGTCCAGGCGGTCGTTCTTCCGGAGGTCGTCGAGCATCGCGCCGAGTTCGTCCATCCGCCAGCCGCCGCGTTCGCCGAGCCGGTTCACTGCGATGAGCGCGGCCTTCGCCTCGTCGTCGTCCTCGGATGCCCAGCCGCAGACGACCGGGACCCGCCAGGTTCCGTCCTCGTCGACGACGACGCCGTCCGGGGGTTCCTCGCCGGCCTCTCGTGCCGTCCGGTACTGCTCGGTTCGGCCGTGGCCGGAGATCAGTCGGCCGGTCCGGTCGTCGCGGGTGATGATCTCGATCGTGCCGAAGCGGCGGAGCGAGGCGGCGATCCCGGCCTCGTCGTGGTCCTTCGGGTTCTGCTCTGCTCCGACGATCTCGTCGAGAGGCAGGTACTCGATATGGCGCTCGGTCATGGCCGGAGCGTAGTGCGCTCAGGCTCTGTCAACAGGTGGGGAGAACCTGGGGATCATCGGACCTCGAACTCGCCGGCGTGGTGGCGAGATCCGTGGGCGAACGCGGCGTCGAGCGCGGTCCGCTTGTTCGCTGTCGAGTGCCAGCCGCGGCCGTCGAGCCAGCCGAGAGCGAGGTCGCGTTTCGTCGGGATCGTGACGTTCCCGCACGCCGAGCATTCGACGCGGTGGGTGGCGCGCCGACCCGCGAGCGTCCGGACTCGGACCTCGATCACCAGGAGCGGCGGGAGGCGAACGGCCGGCCGGAGAGATGTCGGTCGGCGCCGCGCTCCTGATTATCTGGATCTCGGTACGACCGCCGGCCGGAGTGCAGGACCCGTTCGTCGCCGCACTTCTCGCAGCGCCTGGTCACGAGGTCGGTCTCGTCGAGCGTCGGGTGCGGCGAGACGTCGACGATCTCGGAGCGCCAGTGCGCGCAGCCGACCGAGCGGAGGACGATGTCGCAGGTCTCGCAACGGTCCTCGATCGAGAACGCCGACGGGGTCGCGGGATCGCCGACGTCGATCTGTCCGGCGAGATCCTCGGCACAGGTCCGGCAGCGTGAGTAGCCGAGCCGGTCGACGTAGGCGACGACCTCCAGGTCGTGGAGAGCGGACGTCGCGACGACCTCGCGGAACGTCACAGCAGACCTTCGAACGGGTCCTCGCCGCGGGCCAGGCGAGCGGCCCCCTCGGCGCGCGCTCGGAGGTACCCCTCGACGTGCTGGCGGGTCGTCAACGACGGGAGCCGGACGCCGGCGATCCCGGCGAGGACGCGCCAGAATGCGTCATTCTCCGTGACGCCGCCGACGAGTTCGGCGTCGATCCGGAGATGGTGGTCCTCGATCCGCTCGTTGTACCGGTCGATGACGACCACGAGCGCGGCGACCTTCTCGGCGCGGCCGGCCCGCTCGTGCGGGTGGACGATCTCGTCCTTGCCGCTCACGACTCGACCTCGGTCGAGGTCGGCGAGAACTCGACGTCCTCGACGGCGCCGGCGACCGCGTCGGCGACGATGCCGCCGAACAGGAGAACCAGAGCGGCGACGAACGCCAGGAGAAGGAGACCGGAGTTGCGACGAGCGGAGTAGTTCATACCGGCAACCTTAGCGCGGTTAGGTACGGCGCGGTAGTAGGGACCGCCAGACCGTGACCGGCCGAGCGTGGCACTCCGGTCTCGTCGACGGGACCGTCTGGTGCGTGTTCTCGACGATCCCCTCGGCGGCTGCCTGGCGCATGACGGCGCCGAGCGCCCGTGGTTCTCTCGTCGAGGCGAGCGACCGCCAGACGTCGTCGGTCGTGAACTCCGGGTGCGTCTCGGCGAGCCGGCGGACGACCGCTCGCGCGTCGGCGAGCCATTCGTCGTCAGCGTTCCCCTCGACCTGCTCGATCGCCTCCTCTGCGGCCGCGAGCGCCTCGGACCGGTCTCGGTCCGCACAGACCGGACACTCCTCGTACATCGCAACGAGGCGGTCGTGATCGTGCCGCCAGTCCTCAGCCATCGTCGGCGCCGACGTCGACGCGGCCGGCGAAGATCGAGCCGACGGCCTGCTCGTATGCCGACTGGAGCGCCTCGCGTGGCGTCGTACCGGCCCCCCACTGAGCGCCGCCGGTACCTGCCGGAGCGCCGAGCCAGACGGTCCAGCGGATCTCGTCGTGCCCGCTCGGCGAGTAGGTCAGGTGGACGGACTCGGAGCGACCGAGGAGATCGGAGAGCCGGCGCAGGAGCCAGGCGAGACCGACGTCGACGCCGTCCTCCTCGGTCTCGGTCCTTCGGGTCTCGCGGAACGGGCGAGAGGTCGGAGCGGTCATCCGTCGATCCCTTCGAGGAACAGAGCGGGGAGCCGGTCGGCGTCCTCGCAGCGGTGGGCGCCGATGACGCCGTTCGAGCGGACGACGTCCGAGCGGTCGCAGAACGGGCAGACCCGCGCCTCGGACTCGACCGTCGAGAGCATCCGGACCGCGTCGACGTCGAGGTCGATCTGTGCCCGCGTCGCCGCGACGTACAGGAGGCGGAGTTCCTCCGGCTCCGGGCGGCGCAGGTTCCCGTCGAGGTCGGACCGGTTGAAATCGCCGGCGAGTTGGACCGACCTCCACTCCCGCCCCTTCGACTTGTGCGCCGTCGAGATCACGACGTCGGCCGCGGACTCCGGCGCCATATTGTCGAGAGCGTCGAGGATCGTCTGGACGCCGAACTCATCGACGAGCTTCACCATCAGCCGGAGGTCCTCGCCTTGCGCGTCCTGGTCGACGTACTCCTGGACCTCGCCCCAGGAGGAGAAGCAGGCGAGGTCGCGGTGCTCGGTCGACCGGCCCCCCTGGAGATCTCGTGCCGCTCGGGCGAACGAGACGACCTCGTAGCCGCCGCCCATCAGGTGCGGGCGTCGGCCGGCGCGCTGTGCGACGAGGACGTTCTCGACCGCGACCGCGTTCGTCCTCGTGAGGATGCAGTCCGGCTCGGCGAGCGGGCCGACGGTCGAGGCGATCTCGTCCGTGCCGACGAGCCGGTCGGATCCCAGGAGGTCGAGGACCCGGTTCGCGATGTCGGCGATCGCCGGTCCGAACCGGAACGACTGCGACAGGACCGTCCGGTGCTTCGCCTCCATTCGGCCCATCGCGTTGATCGCTCCCGTGAACGCGTAGATCTCCTGCGCGTCGTCGCCGACGGCGATCAGTTGCGAGTTCTCCTGGCCTTCGAAGATCGCGTACATGACCGGAGCGACGTCCTGCGCCTCGTCCAAGAGGATGAAGTCCGCCGGGATCTGCGGCGACGTCAACTGCCAGCCTTTGAGGTAGACGTGGTGGCCGAACGGGAGCGACCCGTCGATCTGCGTCAGGTCCTGCCAGGCTTCGCGGATCGAGCCGACGAGGTACTCGGCGACCAGGTCGTTGTTCTCGTAGGTGCGGGTCCCGTCGTCGTTCGGGAGGTCGATCCCGTCGATGTAGGCGACATGCCGTTCGGTCGGCTCCTCGTCGGCGCTCTGGCAGAACCGCTCGATCGCCTTCATGACGTGGCCGGCGAGGAACCCGGCGGCGAGGACCTTCCGCTGTCCGCCGTAGGTGACGACGAACGGGTCGAGTCCGAGCAGGCGAGCGAGGTCGTTCGACCGCATCCGCTTCGAGTTGAGCCGATGCTTGTACCGGTGCCCGTAGGACCGGAACGCGAGCGAGTGAACCGTCGACGCCGTGACGTTCCGCGGCATCTTCTCGCCGGCCTCTTGGACGATCGACCGGTTGAACGCGAGGTACTGCCCGCGAGCGGAGGTCGAGTCGGCGAGGAGTTTCAGCGTCGAGGTCTTGCCGGCGCCGGCGCGTGCCTGGATGACCAGGTCCTCGCCGGTACCGAACAGGTCGAGCGCGGTGGTCTGCTCTGCGGTCGGGACGAAGCTCATCGGGTCGCCTCCTGCGCCTCGATCTCGGCGGTTGCCTTCGCTCGACGGAGCGTGTCGGTCGCCATCGAGAGGTACCAGTAGGAGCGGCAGCCAGGGCACATGCGCTCCGGCTTCATGTCCGCCCAGGACGGCCCCTCGCCGGGGTGCGGTTCGAGGCAGATCGTCGAGTCCTCGTCGGCTCGGTCGTAGTGCCGGCACGGCGTGCGGTTCAACGCGGACTGCTGCTCGTCGAGAGCGGCGATCATCTGGTCGTAGTCGATTGTCGTCATGGGAGGCGCCTCCTTGGGATGGGTCGTATTGCCTCGCCGATAACCTTAGCGCGGTTAGGTCCTGGTCGCCTCGTAGAAGTCCTCATGGAGCCGCCAGCCGTCGGCGATCTCCAGACCGCGGAGGTTCGCCATGCCGGCGGAGATCGTCGAGGCGTCCGGCGAGTAGCCAGTCGCCTCGGCCATCTCGTCGTGCGTGACCGGGTCCGGATAGGCGTCGAGGAGGACGTCGAGGAACTTGCGCTCGCGGGCGCCGAGCCGGCCGCGCCAGTAGGCCAGGAGAGCGGCGCCTTGCGGGAGCGGCAGCAGATCGGAGCCGAGCGCCTGGACCCCCTCGCGGGTCGCTCGGACCGGATCGCCGGACGCCTCGACGTACCCGGCCTTGCGGAGCGCGGCGAGACCCGCGGAGATCGTCGACGCCTTCGGGGAGTAGCCGGTCAGCATGGCGATCTGCCGGTGCGACCGGCCTTGCGGGTACTGGGCGAGGACCTGGAGGATCGACCGCTCGCGCTTGCCGATCCGAACGTCCTCGCCGGTGTCCGTTCTCGCGGGTGCTCTGACCTGCCGGTTCTCCGGTTTCGGCGCCGGTTCTGTCCTCTGTGGTGCCCGCTCTCGAACCGATCCAGGACCGGTCCCGTCGCGGCCGTCGACGATCGCTCGGGCCATGCCGAGGTTCTCGGCGAGGACGTCCATCGACGCGACCAGGTCCGTGCCGAACTGCCGGACCTTGTCGACCTGGTCGACGAACATCTCGACGAGCTTCTCGTCGAGGAGCGGGACCTCGACGATCTCGATCTGCGGCTCCGGGTTCGGCCGGTCGGCGAGATCTCGTTCGAGGACAGCGATCCGCTTCCGAAGCTCCTTCGGGTCGTCGGCCTTCGCTCGCTCGATCGTCTCCGCCATCTGCTCCTTGATCGCCGCCGTGTCGACGTCGGCGATCGTCGCGACCCGGCGCGCCTCGCCGAGTTCCGGGGTCGAGCCGGAGTCGAACGTCCGCCGCTGCCGGAACTGGGTCCGCTGCATCAGGTCGAACGGCGTCGCCCATATCCAGCCGTCGCCAGGTTTCAGAGTCGGGAGCGAGGCGACGAGTTCCTCGCCGGCGTCGTGCTCGGTCACCCACGCGTCGATCGCCTTCCGGTCCTGCGGTCCGGTCGTCCACAGAGCGATCAGGATCGAGGTCTGCGTCAGCACGTCCTTATGGATCCGCGCCGATCGCTGCGAGCAGACCGAGGAGCCGAGACCGAACGATCGGCCCTGGAGGACGATCTTCGACGCGGCCTCTTTGAGCTTGCCGTCCTCGCGGCCCATCTGCTGCGGGATGAACTCGTGCGCCTCCTCCATGAAAACGTGCCGTGCCTGCGGGTCGATCCGGTGTCGGCGGAACAGTTGGTCGCAGAACCCGACGAGGAACCGGGCGCGCTCGCCTTTCGAGAAGTCCGAGACGTCGAGCACCGCGGTGAGGTTCTCGTCGACCAGGAGGTCGGCGACGAGCGAGCCGGCGCCGGCCTCGATCGGAACGTCGCCGTGGAGTCCGCCGAATACCGGGATCGGCAGACCCGGTCCTGTGCCGTCGCGGTCGGAGCGGATCCCCCACCAGTCGCCCTTTGGGTCGACCGCGATCCAGGGGACCCCAACGTCGAACATCTCCTCGGCGAGTACGACCGCGACGTTCGACTTGCCGGCGCCGCGTCGACCGAGGATCGCGATCGACTCGGTCACGACCTGCATCGGCAGTTCGAGATCGCTCGCCGGCCGGAGTACCGGCGCGGCCATCAGCCGACGACCCGGACGAGCGGCCGTAGCGTCCCGGCTCGGCCCTCGTCCCAGGTCAGGAGGTCGAGGTTCCGGAGATGGTGCAACTGCTCGTGCGTCGTACCGGTCGAGGCGTGTCCGGCCTCCTCGCCGACCGACCGGACCGTCGCTCTCCCGTCGCGCTGGTGGACGGATAGGAGAGCGACGAGCGTCCGGGTCGCCGCCGACGAGACCGCGCCAGGCGGAACCGATCGGCCAGTGAGCTTGTCGCGCCGACGCGCCGCGCTCATCGCTTCGCCTTCCGGATCGCCTGGATGACGGCCTCCTCGGTCGAGTGCGCGAACACGGCGAGGATCCGGTGCTTCACCGGCGGCTTACGCTCCCGGAGAGCGAGGAAGATCTCCGACCGGCGCTCGTACTTCTCGTCGACGCCGTCGAGGTAGTTCGCGATCCCGTCGAGTTCGCCGAGCAACGCTCGGGTCTCCTCGTCGAACTCCTCGACCTCGCCGGCGGTCGCCTGGTCGACGTCGACATCTGTCACGAGGTCGCCTCCTCATCGTCGGGATCCGGTCCGATACGACCGGCGATCGGTGCCGGGTCGCCGGCCTCCTCCGCGGCCGCGGCCGCTTCCTCCTCGCAGTCCGGGCAGCCCGGAACGAGACCGGCGGCGTGCTTGCCTTCGGCGTGATCCTCGCCGAGCGCCTCGCGCTCGTCGTCGGTCGGGAGCCGCGAGATCCCCTCGGCCTGCTCCTTGGCCCGTGCGATCCGCTCGGTCTGCGCGGCGACGTGGTCGGCGACAAGCTCGGCGTCGGCGAACGTCGCCTCCTCCGCGTTGAACACATGGACCCGGTTCTGGTCGCCGGATGGATCGGCCTTGTCGATCGGCTCGAAACGGACCTTCTGCACCACGCATTTGAGGACGATGTAGATCTCCTCGCCCTGGTGGAACTCCTGCGGGTCGATCTTCATCGCGTCCCGGAGACCGCCGGCGGCGTTCGGGATCTCGATCGAGGCACGTCGGACGTCCATCCCCTCGAACTGGGTCAGCGTCTCGGTCATGGGTTGCTCGTTTCTGTCGGTGTGGGTAGGGATCAGTCTGGACCTTAGCGCGCTCTCCCTAAGCGGAGTTGGGTCGAGCGTTCGCAGCGCCTTCGAGGAGGAGCGTCTCGACGTGCGGCCAGTCCGACGGGCGGACGACGTACGCCTCGACCCCGGCGACCGATTGGAGGAGCCGGATCCACTCCTTCTGCGCCTCCTTGACCTCCGACGGAGGAGCCGCCTCGCGTTTGACCTCGAACACGATCAGCGTCCCAGGACAGAGGAGCCAGAGATCCGGGAACCCGGCGTGCGAGGTCGGAGTGATGAACCGACCGCCGGCGACGGTCGCCTTGTTGACGTGGTTACAGAGGTAGCCGAGCTTCTTCGCCCGCTGCTCGATCCGCCGCTGGTACTCGCGCTCGGTCAGCTTCGCGAGGACCGGGTCGATCCTCCTGCGCCGCCGCTTCGTATCAGCCACGGCCGAGCGCCTCGTACTCCTCGTCGCCGCGGCGGACCACGAGACCGAGCGAGCGTCCGAGAGCCGCGAGGTCGGCGTCGGATTCGAGCCGGTCGTTGTGACCGGCGCAGAGACACGCCCCGTTCTCCTCCGTGTAGGCGCCGCCCTGCCCGTCCTTGCGCCGGTGGTGGAACGTCGGCCCGCCGAAGCAGTCGCCGGCGCCGGGGACGTAGGCGAGGAGGCAGCCGCGGTCGCGCGCGTAGACCGCCAGCCGGACCTCCTTCCTGCGCGCGCGCTCGTCCGCCGGGAGCGGTTTCGCTCGGAGCCGCGAGGACGACGAGATCGGATCCCCGCGGTCGATTCCCTTCGAGCGGTCGAGTGGCTTCGATCGCTGCTGCCAGGCGCGGATCTTCTCCGGCGAGGACCGGTTGAGCGACGAGTACGTCATGCCGGGTACTCGTCCCAGGTGCGGCCGTCGAGGACCCGGCCGGCAGCCTTCTTGCCGACCCGGACCACGGCCTCGTCGTCGACGCGGTCCCATCGTCGCTGCGCCTCCGGGAGATCCAGGAGTTCTCGATCGACGAGCGGGAGCCATTCCCCCCACTGCTTGAACGAGAACGCGACGCCGGCGTCGACGCAGCGGTCGCGGAGATCTCGGACCCAGGCGGACGCCATCGGTCGAGCGCCAGGTCCGGACTCGCCGCCGGCGATCACCCAGTCGATACCGGTCAGGTCGAGGTCTGGGAGCGGTCCGAGGAGCGGCTCGCAGGACAGGAACCGGACCATCGCCGGCGTCTCGCGGAGATGGTCGGCGCGGAACGCGTACCGGTTCGACTCGATCGAGGTACCGAGCCAGATGTTTTCGAGGACCGTTTCGCGGAGCGCCGGTGCGAGGAACGCCGAGACCCATGCCGCCATGCGCTGCGGTCGCTTCGTCAGGATCTGGAACTGGTGCTCGGTCTGGAGCATCACGTCGAACACTCGCTCGATGTACTCGTGCGTGCAGCCGACGAGCGGGTTCCAGGTCTCGTCGGTCCATTCGATCTTCGTGCCCATCAGAACAGCGCCCCCTCGTTGGTCTCTGGCATCCGGAGCACGAGGAGGCGTTCGCCCTCGACCCGTGCGTCGCCGTTCTCGCCGAATCCCATCCGCGGGGTCGGGACGTTCACGACCTGCTCGATCCGGGCGCCGGCGTGGAGCCAGTCGTTGGCGTGCCACTCGACGACCCGCTGCTCGATCTGGAGTCGCTCGCCGTTCTGGACGCGGGTCCGGAAGTGGTTCGAGATGTTGATCACCGCGAGTCCGGCGAGGACCCGCGGTCGGCCGTCCTTCCCCGGCGTTCCGTGCCGGCCCGGTCGGAGGACCCGGCGCGCCTCGTCCCACGCTCTCGTGTGGAACGTCCGATAGGTCGGCCCCCACTGCATCACCGCGGCCGACCCCTCGCTCGGCATCCGGCCGAGCTTGTGCCGGTAGGTGATCCGCGAGGAGTCGTCCGTCGCCTCGTGGTGGTCGGCCATTCGGTTGCCGTAGCAGCAGGAGGTCACGACGAGGTCGAACGCTCCGGTCCAGTCCTCCGGGAGATCCGTCGCGTCGCCGACGATGCACTGCTCGTCGGACGCGGCCCACTCGGGTTCGAGTTCGACGCCGGCGAGGAGCGACACGTCGTCGCCGAGCGCCTCGCGGAGATCCGGCAGACCAGGTCCGGCGAACGGATCGAGCACCGAGACCGGCCGGTCCAGCCGGGTCGCCTCGTCCATCACGACTTGTGCGATCTCCATCAGGACCGCCGGCGTCCACTTCGCCGGGTGCGGCGGGATCTCGACATCGGTCACTGGAGGTCCTTCCGGTCGTCGTAGATGTCGAGCGGCGGTTGCTCGCCGATCGACTCGTCGTTCTCGATCGGCGTCGTCCTCGCCGGTCGTTCGTTCATGGCGGAGCGCCGCCGCGTCGACGACCTCGCCGGCGACGCGCACTCCTCGCAGGCGCGGCGGTCGTGGTCCGGGAGCCAGTGTCGGCCGGCCCACCGGTGGAACGCCTCGACGTTGCAGTGCTTGCACGGATAGACCGTCGAGGCTGCGGAGGTCCGGCGGATCCGGCAGGTCTCGACGGCGATCTCGTACGCCGCGAGCGCCTCCTCGGTCTCCTCCTCCGGTTTCGCCGGCCACGGGGCGACGCCGTCGACGTACGCCTCGGTCACGAGGACCCAGCCGTCGCCGGCGCATCGTCCGCCCTGCGGGCATCTGGTCTCGACCTCGGTCATGGTCATGGTTTCCTCCTTGGGATGGGTCGACCGCGAGGTTAGCGCGGTTAGGTCCGGCGTCGGTCGGAGCCGGTGAACCGGATCACGACAGCGCCGTCGAGGAGCCGAGAGAACGCTCGCGCGCCGATCCGGGTTTCGAGGTCCGACGGTGCGAGGTTCGTCGTAACGACCGTCGGGAGTTCGTCCATCCACCGGCGGTTGATGACCGAGTCGAGCCGCTCGACCGTCCAGTCCGACGGCCGCTCGATCCCGACGTCGTCGAGGATCAGCCGGTCGAGGTCCGCAACGTCGTCGACCCGGACGGTCTCGTCTCCTGGTCGCATCGCGTCGAGGAGGTCCGCGGTCGGCCAGAACGCGACGTCGAGTCCTCGGTCGTGAGACGGCCGGCAAGCGGCGACCGCGGCTCTGGACTTCCCGACCCCGACCGGGCCGAACAGGACGAGGTTCCGGCCTCGTGGTCCGTTCACCCAGGCGGAGAGATCTCGGCGAGCCGGACCGTCGAAGTCGACGACCGCCGCGGCGTGGAACCGGCGCGGCATCCGTCGCTGCCAGAGCGCCTCCCGCGCCTCCTCCAGAGATCGGCGGCGAGCATCGGCGAACTCGTCGTCCTCGATCTCCGCGCCGTCGCGGATCGAGAGGATCCGAGCGGTCGTCTCCGCTCGTTGCTCCTCGACGTCCGGTAGGAGATCTCCGATCCTCGCGAGTCGGTCATCGAACTGGCCCATGCGGGTCCTCCTCTGCTGGGACGAGTTCGCCCCGGTCGTTGAACACGAGCCGGCCCTCGTAGCCGTCTCGGTCGTGGTCGATCGTCTGCGCCGACCTCGTCGGCGTCCCGTTCCGCGGTGGTAGCGGCTCGTCGGTCCAGCCCTCGCGGTTGAGCCAGGTCGCCGGATGCGGCACGTAGGTCGCCGGCGGGAGGTTCGGATCCGCCGCGTAGCGTTCCGCGGCCTCGACGATCGTCGCCGGCGTCGCCTTCCGGATCGCCTTTGCCCACGCCTTCCGAGCGTCGCCCTTCCCGGCTCGCCGCGGGTACGCGGACCAGAACCGGTCGAACTCGACCGCGCCGGTGATCGAGCCGATCTCCCGCGCCGACCGTTGCGACTCGACGATCTCGTCGACGACCGCCGAGAGCGGAGGATCGAACAGCGACGCGCGTTCTCTCGTTCCCTGGCTCTCGTTCTCTTGCTCTCTTTCATCGCGCGCAGGAACGCGGACGTCCGCGTTCTCCTGCGCGGAGGGTCCGCGTTCTCCTGCGCGGACCCCGCGCACATGCGCGCGCGAGGTCCGAACGTGGAACCCGTCCGAGGTCCGCTCCCAGCCGGCCGCACCGGCGACCGCGGGATCCCGTGAGATCCTCTGCCCGTCGGTCCAGCGCGGGACCCGCTCGATCCAGCCGGCGGTCTCTAGTTCGACGACCGGACGCTGGACCGAGCGTTTCGAGCAGCCGATCAGTTCGGCGATCCGGGCGTGCGACGGGAAGCAGGACGACGGGTCCAGCCCGTGTCGCATCAACGCGCCGTAGACCCGGACGGCCTTGTCGCTCAGATCCTGGTCGTAGAGGACGGCCTGCGGGATCGGCGCCCAGTGAACCTCGGTCGTCGTATGGTGGTCGTTCCCGTCAGAGGGGTCCGATATGGTGTCGCCCAAGGCGACCTCCTCGCGTTCGGTTCGGTTGGTCTGGTCGTCAGCGCCCCCGGTTCCCCGCCGGGGGCGCCATCGTTTTCACGACGTCTCGGAGAGTACCGCTCGTCAGTCGCCGGCGCCGTCGAGCGTCCCCTGCTCGCCGTCCGAGGTCTCCTCCGCCACAGCCTCTGTGTCGCCGTCTGCGGTTTCCCCCTCGTCCTCATCCGTCTCGGCGTCCTCCGGCTGCGAGAGCGACGAGGAGCCGGCGATCCGCTCCTCGTAGCGTGCTTGCGCCAGCCGCTGTCGCTTCGACTGCTCGTTCCCCCGGACGGTCAGGTCCCGATGTCCGAGTTCGTCGATCACGTCGGCGAGCGGCATCGCCCGGACGGCGTCGACGATCTCGTCGACGATCGGATCGCCGGTCGAGGACGGCGCCCCCTCGGCCTCGACGGTCTCCTCGGTCGCCGGCTCCTCGTCCGGGACCGTCTCCGGTGCCGGCGTCGGGACGTCCGGGACCGCCTCCTCGCCTTCGACCTCGCCGTCGTCCTCCGGGTCGACCCACAGAGCGAACGCGCCTTTCTTCGCCTGCGCCTCGACCGACGCGATCGCGGTCTCGGCGATCTGGACGTGCCGTTCGCGGAGCTTGGGCAGCGGTGGGAGCCGCGGGTGCCCGTCGACCTCGGCGGTCCAGATGTTCCGGAGCGCGGCCGACGCCTCCTCGTTCGCCTTGATCGGAGCGATCCGCTTCTCGAACGCCGCGATGACCTCCGGGTCCGCTGGCCGGTTCTCCGTCACCCGCTGCTGTTCGATCTCCGCCGGCTCGTACCCCGGAGGCAGTTCCGCGGTCGCCGGGTCGATCGGCCGGCCGTCGGCGTCGACGACCGATCCGAGTTCCTCCGCGGTGTAGAGACCGAGACCGGCCTCCGGGAAGTAGTCATCGGCGGCGAACCCGCTCGCTCGCCACCACATCATCCGCTTCGGGTAGCTCTTGTAACCGGAGTTGCACGACTTCCCGCGGACCCAGTTCTGGCAGTTCGCCGTGTGGACGCCAGGCTCGCAGTCCGGCGAGGCGAGACCGGCCATCTGCGCGTCCTCCCAGGAGAACTCGTAGTCGCCGATCTGATCTCGGCAGTTGCAGCCGAGCGTCGGATCGGCCTCGTCTCGCCAGTGGTTCGGCCAGGTCCGCTTGCACCGGGGGTCGAGCCGGCCGTCCGGTCCGAGGACGACCGCGATGCAGAGTCGATCCGTCTTGACCGCCGGGACGATCGAGCCGAGACCGAGGCGCCGGATCTGCCCGTTCAGCAACTGCGGCGAGAGCGACAACTGCGGCGGGTTCCCTCGCGAGCCGGGGATCACGTCGATCAGTTCGAGCGCGGCCGACGGCGAGATCTGGAGGTCGCGGCCGATCATCGCGATGTGGAACGCCAGGTGCGGATCGTTCTGGACCTCCTTCGGTGCCGCGGCGGACATGCAGAGGATCCGTGCCTGAGCGGCGAGCGAGAGGAACTCGTCGCGGCCGGGGATGCCGGGGTTCTCCATCGCGTGCTCGGCGGCGCGTTCGATCGCCGAGCGCATGTCCTCCGGCTCCTGGTCGCGGACGACGAGTTCGCCGGACTCGACCTCGACGTCCTCGACCTCCGGGTCGCTCGCCTCGTCCTCGTGGACGACCGCGTCGACGGTCTCGTCGTCCTCGCCTGGTGGGTCCTCGACGTCGACGTCGTCGACGAACGTGGTGTGTTCGGTCATCTGGTTCTCCTTGGGATGGGTCATGGGTTACCGCGCTTAGGTTACTTGCGGGGTCGGACAGTCTCGGACCGATCGACGATCCGGAACGTCGGGGTCTCGTAGCGGCCGGCCTGGAGTCGCCGCTCGTAGGCGGCGACTCGGCGCCGCTCATCGTCCTCGCGCTCGATCCGCGCCCAACGGAGGCAGTAGAGAGCGCCGAGACCGCCTAGGACGACGGTCCAGATCTCGTTCCGGAGGACGCCGAGCAGGATCAGAGCGATCGCCGCGCCGGCGCAGATCCGGTACGTCGTGAGGTTCCTCACGAGAGGTCCGGTTTCACCGTGACGTTGAACCCGGCCGGCTCGACCACGAGACCGGGAACCTGGTTCCCCTCGGCGTCGATCACGACGTGCTCGAACGCCGGGGCGGTCCCGACGACGGAGACCTTCACGATCGGCTGCGTGCCGTCGACGAGGTCCTCCGGGCACTCCTCGCAGAGCATCGACGCCGGCGGATGCGACCACTCCTCGCCCGTGTGGTCCTCGAACCGCCAGACCTCGACGATCTGGTGTCCGCAGAGGAGCGTCGCGTCGATCTCCATGCCGATCTGCCGCTTCTCGACCGAGACCCGCTTGCGGAGTTCGCCGATCCGGACCGTCGGTTCGTCCTTGACGAGTTCGTCGTACTCGCCGACGAGGTTCTCCTCGATCCAGGCGACGACCGCGTCGTTGTCAGCGACCGCGGCCTTGCCGCCGGTACCGGTCGACGTGAGCCGCCCGGACGGGAGCGGCCTCGACTTGACGTCCTCGTCGGCCAGGCGGAGCCGGCGCATGTAGTCGGAGAGGAGCGCCTCGAAATGCTCGACCGAGCGGAGCGGTCCGCGGCTCGCCTGCGAGAACCAGGCGTCGATCCGCTGCATCCAGTCGTCGCGCTGGCGGGCGAGGTCGTCGACGGCCTGCTGGTAGACGACGAGATGGCGCATCGACCACTCGGCGCCGTCGTCGTCCTGGATCCTCCACCGCTCGGCGCGCTCGCGAATCTCGGCGTCGGCCGGCGTGTCGTCGACCGGATCGGGTAGTTGCTCGAACGCCTTCACGTCGAACGGCGCCTCGTCGAGCGCCAGGTCCGGCGGGAGCGGTTCGGACAGGGGACGGATTGCGGACATGCGGTTCCTCCTCGGGGACGGGTCTATCGGTCCTCGAACCTTAGCGCGGATAGGTGCCGGGTGGACGCGAGGGAGCCGGCCCCGTAGGACCGGCTCCGTCGTGCTGGGCGAGGGTTCCCAAGGAGGTTCCGAACGCCGGCGGTTACCGGCGGACCCTTCTAACCTCGCACCCGCGATGGTACCGCGATCGAGTCGCTATTCGAGGAGCGGCGGTTTCACGTTCGAGTCGGAGGAGTCGATCGCCTGCTTGACGTCGACGGCCGCGGAGGCTGCGGATCCGATCGCGAGACCAAGGATGATCTTCGTACCGACGTTGGCGTCCGAGAGCAGAAGCTCCGTGCCGGGGATCGCGAACTCGCCGAGTTGGCTCGCCCCGTAGAGGAACACGACGGCGATCGAGACCAGCCAGGCGAGGACCTGCGTGACGGTCGCGCTCCTCGACGTTCGCCAGGTCGTGAGCAGTCGAGCGAAGTCGACGAGCTTCCAAACCATGACGAGCATCCCGGCGAGACCGGCGATGACGACTTCCATGACGGGTTTCCTCCTGGTTAGAGAGCAGCGATGTAGTCGACAATCGGCCAGGTCTGCCGGCCGACGATCCCGTCGACGGTCAGCCCGAAGAACCGTTGGAGGTTCACGACGCCGGCCTCGGTCCGAGGACCGAACAGTCCGTCGTCTCCGCGGCCGGTCCAGCCGCCGCGTCCGAGGTCCTGGCCGGCCTTGTCGATAAGCGTCCGTTGCAGGTACATGACGTGGATCCACCAGCGTTCCGGCTGCGCCTCCGGGAGCATGTTCCAGACCGTCGGGTGTGCCGGCGGGAGGATCGGCGCCGGCGGGTCGGTCGGCCGGGTCAGGAACGGGCGCCGCCAGCCGGTCGCCTCCCAGGCGCGGATCGGGTCGCCGGCGCAGGCGGTCGGTTTCCAGTCCGAGTGGTCCCAACGGAGCGGGACCCGGAGCCGAGCCGCCTCGTCGAGAAACGCGGCCTTGGCCTCGTCGGTCACCGGGTCGGCGTCGCCGGCGATGTAGACCGTCGCATAGGACCTCTGGTTGCCGGCGTTCGTGCCGTTCGCTCCGGTCCGGACGCCGGGACCTCGACCCTCGAACCGGACGCCATGCGGGCAGACCGCGGACGTGTAGGCGACGTCCGAGCCGCCGTTCCGGGTTCCGGCCCAACCGGGACTCATGTGGAACGCCTGCCAGCCACGCCAGATCGAGGCGCAGCGCGCGTGGTCGGTCGTGTCGCGGAACCGTTCCCGCGAGGACCGGTCGGCGCCACGCCACGGAGACCCGCCGCCGTAGTGGGCGGTCAGCCCCTCCGGGGTGATCGAGTAGGAGACCGAGCGGCGAGGTTGCAGACCCGCGGCCTCGCGGGAGACCAGTTGGGACGTCACGCCTCGACCTCCGGTCCGTCGTCCTCCGTGATGGCGTTCTGCCATTCGAGGATCTCGTGCAGTTCGACGAGGTCGACCGGTGCGTGGTTCTCGTCGTCGCCGGCGTCGTCTGGTTCTTCGGGTTCGGCCATCGGGGGAACCGTACCGCGCTCCGGTCGGTTCGTCACTCGCAGGCGTCGGTCGATCGACGCTGCGGCGGGTTCGTCCGGAAGCTGCGCCAGCGGAGCGCCCGGAGCCAGATCACGCCGTCGATCGCGAACCCGACGGCGAACGAGGCGATCGCCTGCCAGCGCGAGGACGGGACCGAGTAGTGCCCGAGCACGACCCGGATCGCGGCGAGGAGGTAGAGCGCGGCGACGACCGCGACCCAGCCGCCGGCGTCGAGTTGGAGCGGCGACCAGCGGCGCGCCGGTCTCCAGGTCGTCAGGAAGTAGACCGCCGGGACGAGACCGCCGGCGATCACGATCCAGAGGACGGCGTAGTACGTCTGGTCGCTCACGAGGCGATCATCCTCCGTCGTCGAGCCGCCTCGCGGAGCGTCTGCTCCATGAGTTCGGCGAAGTGGTTCGCGGCGACGACCGAGCGGACCTGGTCTCGCATCCGTTCCGCTATCGGGAGTGCCGCCTCGGACGAGATCCTCGCATGGCGGGCGGTCTCGATCGCCTCCTTCGCCTCCGGTGACGGGTCCGGCCTGCGCTTGGGTCGACTCATATTCCGGCCTCCGGTCGGCCCGCCAGAGCATCCTTCAACGCGCCGAGCAGCGCGAGCGAGATCTGTCCAGTCTCCATCAACGCGGCCGCCGCTCGCTCCGCGGCCTGCCGCGCCCGTGTCTCCTCGTGGTGCGCGTCACGCCAGGCGTCCCGGTCGGAGACGAGATGTTCGTTCCGGTCCTGGAGCGCGTCGGCGCGCCGTTCGATCTCTCGGATCCGAGCGTCGGTCTCGGATCGGATCGCCGCGACCTCCGCCGCACACGCGGCCTTCTGCGCCTCGACCGTTCCACGGTGGTCCGACGTCAGCATGATCACGCCGCGGAGCCATAGGACCAGCACGGTACCGATCCCAAGAATCCATGCCGGTATCCCTAACCACTCGATGACCTCGCCAGCCCCCGGCGCACCGTTCGCCGCGGTCAGCCGGACGAGTAGCGGCGACAGGAACACACCCGGAGCGTAGGGCAGCGCGCGCGCCCGACGGTGTCTCTACGGTTCGGCGATCATCCCGCGTGCCTGCTCCTCCGCGGCCTCGACCTCGCCGTCGGCGACCCCGTCGAGGAGCACGCCGGCCGCTGCGTCGACACGCTGCCGGTCGATCCCGACGATCTCCGCGGCCTGTCCGCCGTCGATGAGGAACCGGGCCGCGGCGTGCGCTGCGAGGAACCGATGGTCCTCCTCCTCGATCCGGAGCCGGCGAGCTTCGGCCTGGTCCGGGAACCGGAAGCGGATCGGTTCGCCGACCTCGATACGCGCCGCGGTCGGGTAGTCGAGGTTGAGGCGGACCTCGTCCGCGACGTCCTCCTCCAGTACGGAATGCCAGACCACTCGGCCGTCGGCGATCCCGATATGGATGCTGTTGCCGTCCTGGTGGTGGACGAGGACCTCGTACGTCATGGCACTCCGATCAGGCTGTAGGAACGGTTGCCGCCGCTGGGCGTGGCGGTGGCCGGGAGCGGATGGGCGGACGATTCGAGAGCGGACCAGCCGTCGGAGAGCGTGCTCGTCGAGTTGCTGTCCCACTTGATGAACGACGCGGCCGTGGTACTGGAGGCGAGTCCGAACCAGTCGCCGTTCGCGACCTCGATGCTCGACGCGAGAGCCACGGTCGCGTCACCACCGGATGGGCAGGCGACGGATCCGCTGGTCCGCTTCTGAGCGGCGGGGCGGTTGGCCTGGCCTGCCGCGCCGTTGGTGCCGTAGACCGCGACGGAGAGCGTGCCGGACGAGGCGCCCACGCGCATGGCGATCGAGGAGATCGTCGCGGCGCCGGCGGTTCGCATGTATCGGGCGATGTTGTTCGCGCCCACGCTGGCCGCTCCGCCGGTCTGGTAGTCGGGGCCGACGACGACGCGGACGATGTCGCCGATCGAACCGGCCCCGGAACCACCCCCGCCTCCGCCGGCGTCGTCGGGTTCCCAAATGACCGGCATCAGGTGACGACCTCGTCGCGCTGGAACACGCCTACGCCGTCGGCAGCCACGTAGAGCGTCCCGTCGGCGGCGATGTAGACGCCGGTCAAGGTAGCGCCGACACCGGTGGCGTCGATCGTGTCGAGCACCGTCCCGGTCGTGTCGATCCGGATGATCTGCGCCGAGTCGTCCAGCACGAAGAAGTCGCCGGCGAACAGCGCCAAGCCGAAATAGAGATGCCCGGACGGGAGACCGATCGTCTGCAACAGGGACCCGGCGGTCGAGTACCGGTAGAGACGTCGCTTGGCGCCCTCGACGACCCACACGTCGGTCCCGTCGTGGACGACGCCGTTGTGGGCTTCGTCGGCGAGCGGGAACGACGAGTTCAGCGCCCCGGCCTCCGTGTAGCTCGCGAGGACGTCCTCGGCGCCGGAGAGCCAGATCTCGGTGGTCGACACGTGGGCGATACCGCGCACACGATGGGTGCTGCCGTCGCTGAGGGCGAGCGCCTCGAACGACGCAAGCTGCGCCCACGCGGCGTCTCGCTTCGAGACCGTGACTCCGGATTGGCCTTCGGTGGTCCACCAGTTGGTGCCGTCGAAGTCGAGTTCGTACACATCGGCGTCCGTGACCTTCGTCCAGTTGCCCGCGAGAGTCGCTCGACCGAGCGGGTCGGACACGCCGATCTGCACCCTGGCGGTCAGGTCCTCGGTGGCGCCGGCGGCATGGGTGACTTTGATCTTCCCGACCGCGCCGGCCTCGGCGAAGTAGATCAGGGTCCCGAACCAGGTGAGCGTGCCGTCGCCGCGGGATGCGGCGGCGGCGTCCTCGACGATCACGTTGGCGAGACTCGTGACGTTGTCGAGTTCGAGTTCGACGGATCCGCCGGCGGAGTAGCCGAGCCAGGTCTGCTCGTAGGCGAGCACGTACGTCGCTGTGATGGGATGGACCCAGGATTCCCCGGCGGCACTGACGTCCTCGAAACCCTGCTGGGCGAGGAGTCCGTCCCAGGTCACGTAGGCGCCGCCGGGATCGACCGACGTTCCGGTGACGGACATCGCGAGCAGGTGGGCGGATCCGATCACGTCGCCGCCCCTCGTGAGCGGTTCCGGCATCGCGATCGGTGCTTGGGAGAGGAACGATCCGGTCCGTTCGACCGGGGCCGGGAGAGCGGACCGGCCGGCGAGTCCGCCGTCGCCGAGCATCCGTCGGAGGATCCGCTCCCGCTGGAGGACCTCGCGCCTCGTGTTCAGGAACTCGCCCATCGACTCGGTCATACGATCGCTGCCGGGATCGTAGAGGCGACGGCGGACCAGGCGATCCGACCGGTATCTAGGACCGCGCCTGCGAACGAAGTGATCCGCACGGGTTCGACCGTACCGTCGACGTCGGACCGGCAGTTCACGCGGTCGCCGATCTCGATGTCGACGTACGGGACGAGCGTGTCCGGCAGTCCGATCGAGATGTCGTCCGGCGGGTCGGAGTCGGCCGCAAGCTGGAGGACGACCGCCTCCGCGATCGTGTGCGGATGGAGGTCGTCGCCGAGCGTGATGACGTCCTCCATCTTCAACCCGAGTGCGGTCTCCGCCGCGGTGTTCGTCGCGGTCCCGAATCCGGAGTTCGTCTGATAGAGGAACCTCGTCGCCTGCGGTCCGTTCCCGCTGGAGGACAACGCGACCGGGGTCGAGACCGTCACGGATCCGGTCTTGTCGCTGCCGCGCTCCTGGAACAGACGGAGCAGACCCACCGGGGTCATCTCCGGTTCGCACTTCCACGGCCCGAGCGCCTCGACCAGCGGGCCGAGCTTCTGCGGCCGGAACGCCCGCGGGTACTCGTACTCCCAGGCGACACCGGCGGAGTCGAGGTCGGCGTCGAAGTCGTACGTCATCCCGGCGAGCAGGCTCCTGGCCTGCGCCTCGTCGACCGCGGTCATCGCGATGAACCCGTTCGTGACGCCGGGGTACTCGCCGTCCGCGTAGTTCTCCCACGCCTGCCAGAACGGCGGGGTCCCGGCCGAGATCTGGATCCCGCTCGTCGAGTTGAACGTCGTGAACAGACGGTTCTCCATCTGCCCCCAGTCGTTCGGTTCGCCGTTCTGGTCGTGCGTTAGGACCGCCCAGGTCCAGCCGAGAGCGTGCTGATACCCGGCCGGCGGGGTGCCTTTGCAGTCGAACATGATGACGTGATCCTCGCCGTCATACGGGAGGTCGTACTGCCGGATCGACCGGTCTCCGCGAGGCGTGGAGAGAGCGTCGAGCGGGGCACCGTCGAACCAGACCTCGACCTCGGTCCAGGCAGCGGACGTGAACCACATACGAGCCGGCTTGTCGGCGTGCGTGGCGTTGCCGGTCAGGAGGCGCCGGTAGACCGCTCGGCTGGTGAACACGAATCGTTCCGCCCGCGGGTCCTGCCAGTTCTCGCGGGTCAGGGTCCCGCCGCTGGTTGGCTCCGGACGGACCACGGTCGGGAAGTCGAATCCCATCGGACCGAACCAGCGCGGCGACTGCTGGAGTCCGTCGAGACTCTCGTACGGGTGGAGCGCCGCGCCGGCCTGCCGGTATCCGAGGTCGGCGAGGAGATGCCGGCACTCGAACTTCACACGGGCGCCGTCGAGGGCGACGATCTCCTGCGGATCGTCCTGGACCCGGTAGGCGAGCCGGTCGACGCCGTCGATCCGAACTCGGATCACGCTCAGAGGATCGAGGAGAGCGAGGTCCGTGGTCTCCTCTGCTCGGACCGAGAACACCAGCGTGCCCGGTCCGGTCAGCATGTCGAGGAACCCGATGTTGAACGCCTGCGAGAGCGTCCCCTGAGGGGACGTGTTCGTCGGGTCGTAGACCCGAAGCTGGACACTCATAGGTGGAGGTCCGCGTTCGGCGAGGAGATCTCCAGAGTCGCCGCGTAGGCCGCTGCCCCGGAGGCGACGAGGATCGGCGGCGCCAGCGGGAGGACCTCGATGTCGACGGAGATCACCGTTCCGGCCGCGGTGGTCCAGACGAACGGTCGGGTGCCGTCGCCGCCGGACGGTGGGAGGAACACGTTCATTTGCAGGTAGGCGAGGTTGGTCTCCAGTCCGGCCCACGGGTTCGCGTACTCGATCCCGTTGCGGTCCCAGTAGCCGTTGATCAGCAGCGGGAGCGAGAACCTCGTCGGGTCGAGGTCCGGTTCGTACGTGGTCTCGCCGTCGACGCCGGGGACCCGCTGGTTCACGTACCGAACGTCCGGGGTCCGGAACAGACCGGAGAGGTCCGGGAGATGCCACGCCGGCCCCTGCATGGCGACCGCGCTGATCGAGACCGTCCCCTGCTTGGTCTGGACGTTCCAGTAGAACCCGTCGTCGGCGAGAAGGGTCATGCGCTACTCACGATCCGGACCTGGAGCGAATACAACTGTCGGACGACCTCCATGCCGACCGAGTATGCGTCGTCGCGGCGGGCGCCGGGGATGACGAGTTGCCCGACGAGCGGTCCGGCCGCGCCGCCGGCCGCGGCGGCGCCGACGTCGCCGAGCGTCCGAGCCATCTCGGCGACCACGCGGTCGATCCCACCGAGGGAGGTCGGGACCACGAGCACGTCCTCCGGTTCGCCGCCCTCGCCGACGAGGAACTGAGTCGGCGAATGGATCCGGCCGGAGAACCCGTGGGCCGATCCGAGGATCAGACCGCCGCCTCCGCCCTCGGAGATCCGAATATTCCGGTTCTCGGCCCGGAAGATGTCGTTCAGCGACCGGGCGAGGCGGTCGAGGTTCCCCTGCGCGACCGCCGTGTCGATCGCGACTCGCGCCTCGTAGGTACCGGGGACCTCGTCGAGCTTGCCGATCAGTCCGGTCAAGGATTCGAACATCGGAGAGCCAGGCTCCATCGTCTGACGGACCCGATCGAGTTCGGTCCGCAGGATCGTGTTCTTCTCCTTCCACGACAGCGTCCGGCCCTCGGCGTTCGCGGCCTCCTCCGCCACGCGGAGCGCCGCCTCGGCCTGGTCGAGCGCGGCCCGTTCGGCGTCCCGGAGCGTGGTCTCCAGTTCCCGGTACGCCTCGCCGCCGGTCGCGTTCGCCTCGTCGACCGCTTCCTGAGCATCCCGGATCCCCTCGTGGGCGGCGATCAGATCGAGTTCCGTCGCCTCGCCGTCCTTCTGGACCTCGGTCAGATGCGCGCGCGCCGCCGCGAGTTCAAGTTCGGCCTTCCGGATCTCCTGCGCGCCGGCGGGTCCGCGTGCGTCGTTGAGTGCCTTCTCGGCCTCGCGGACCTCGGCGAGCGCGTCCGAGGAGTCGAGGAGCGAGTCCTCGTAGTCGAGTTGCGATGAGAACGATCCGAGGGTCGCGTCGGTCAGAGCGTGGAGCGCGTCGGTCTGCTCCTTGATCTCGTCCGCTGTCTTTTCCGACGCGCCCGCGACGGCGCCGAGCGCGCGCTCCATTTCCCGCTGTTCCGTGATCGCGCCTTCGAATGCCTCGCGGCTGTCGTCGACCCCGGAGGCGAGGTCGATCCCCTGCGCGAGCGCGAGTTCGAGCGCCTCCTCGGTCGTGAGACCGAACTGCCGGCCGAGAGCCGACGCCGTATCCCGCATGGTGACGAGTTGCTCGTCGGTCGCCTCCAGTTCGGCGACCCCGGCCTTGAGTTCTCGCCGGAAGTCCGCATCCCAGGGGGCGGAGGAGCCGGAGATGTCCTGCTCGAATCCCCGCTGCGCGTCCCGGACCGCGATCAGCTTCTCCTCCAGAGTGACGAGCGGGTCCTCCGACGCGGAGATCTGGTCCGCGATGTCGGTCCGGATCCCTTCGCCGAACTCCTTCGCTCGCCGGTTCCCCTCCTCGACGGTGTTCGACCAGATCGAGAACGCCGCGACCCCGAGACCAGCGGCCGCGGTCGCCCCGGACATGCCCTTGGTGAGCGACCGGAGACCGCCGGTCATCTTCCCGGCCGACCTGGCGCCGCCGTCGAGCGGACCGGAGAAGTCGACCTTGACCAGCCCGGTCGCCATCTCCGCCGCGGATCCGAGGCTGCTCCCGAGGAACCCGAACGCCTTCGAGCCGGCGTACCCGTAGGCCGCGGCCTCGATCAGCGGATCCGGGATCGACTCGATCACGGACGCGATGGCCTCCAGCGCCGGCGAGAGCGCGACGAGGAGATCCGTCGTCGTACCGATGATCGGCGCGGCGGTCTCGAACCCCTGGATCAGCAACGGGACCGCCGCCTGAGCGAGTTCGGTCACGGCCGGGATCGTGTCCCCGCGGAGCATCTCCACGAACATCAGCGCCACCGGGAGGAGACCCTCGCCGATCTCCGTCTTGGCGTTCTGCCACTCCGCCGTAAGCGCCCGCTGCTGGTTCGCCAGCCCGTCCGAGGTCCGAGCAAAGTCGCCCTGCGCGAGCGTCGTCTGCCGCATGATGATCGAGTACGTGGCCTGCGCCTTGACCCCGGCGTCGATCTCGTCCTTCGTCTCGGCCAGACCGAGCGCGAGTGCCTCCGCCTCGATCGTCGCCGCGTTGATGTTGATGCCGAACCGCTTCAGTGGTTCGGTCTCGCCGACGATCCCGGCCCGGAGCGCGTCGACCGCGTCCGCGACCTCCGTGTTGTTGAACGAGGCGAGGTCCGAGGCGAGACCCGTCAGGGTCGTCGCCATCTCGGCCGACTTCTCCTCGGTCAACTCCAGGGACCGGAACAGGTTCCCGTACGTGCCGGCCGCGCCGAGAGCAGCGGACTCGGACTGACCGAACGCGGAGGCGGCGTTCTTGGCGAACGAGGTCACGGTCTCGGAGGCGTCGCCGAACACGGTCTCGTTCTTCGAGACCTCCTCGCCGAGATCCGCGGCCGCGTCGATCGTGTCCCGGAAGAACGACGCCACCTTGCGGGCGCCGCCGATCGCGGCGAACGCGATCGCGGCCTTCTTCGCTGCGCCGACGAGCGGAGACTCGACGTCGTCCTCGACCTGCTCCGCGAACCCGCGGGTGTTCGGTTTGATCCGTACTTCGGCCTCTCCGAGCACGGTCACGGCCGGTTACCCCTCTCTCGGCGGCGCAGGTCCACCCGCCAAGTCTGCCATTGCGGCGGCGCCGCGTTGTGCCTCCTGGCTCGTCCCCCAGTAGTCGCGGTCCGGCCACGGTGGCTGCGACCAGATGTCCCGACATTTCCAGACGATCGACTCGATCGACTTCGACGGGAGCGCCGCGGCGATCGAGTCGAAGATGATCGCCGCGGACCAGTCGAGGATCTGCCGCGCCGAGAGGTCCTCGATCCGCTGTCCCGACTGCGTGATCTTCGCCCGGAGCAGGTCGTAGTTACCGACTGCCCACCCGCTCAGGTGGAAGCCGGTCCAGTAGGGCGGTCGGTCAACTCCTCCGCGGCCCATTTGAGGATCTCCGTGAGGAGTTCGAGGCGGACGATCCGGTCCGGGTCGTCGCAGAGGACGTAGAACCGCGAGCGCCCCTGCTCGACGTTCTCGTCGATCACCGCGGCGAGGAACGAGATCGTCGCCGACGGCGAGAACGCGGTCCCGCCGTTCTTGTCGCTCGCCGCGACCCGCTGATAGAGCGCCAGGACCCCGACCGGCATCTCCGCGATCAGCGAGAACGACTCGGACCACTCCTCGCCCGGATGCTCCGGGTGTTCGTCCGAGTAGGTCCCGACGATGTCGAACGAGATCGGCTCCTCGGTCTCTCGGTCCGGCGGCGTCGACGTGAAGATCTTGTGGGCCATGCGCGGATCCTAACCGCGCTCCTAGTAGCGCGCGCGCAGGACCCCGAGAGCGTTCGTCAGATACCGGTTCGGTTTCGTACCCGGATGGTTGACCGAGCGCGTGTAGACCGTCGCTCCGATCCGGTCCCACCAGAACACGAGGAGCGGCGCCCGCCTGGCGTGGATCGGATGCGGGACCGTGCCCTCGTGGTGGAGGAGAGCGATCGGGTCGGAGGAGCCGACCTGGACCACCGGGACCCCGCCGACGTTGATCAGCCGCTTCACGATCGTGTCGCGCAGATGGTTCGACTTCGTTCGAGGACGGCCGAGCGGATCCGGCCGGCCGTACCCGACGAGCCGTTTCGCCTCGCGGACCACGAGATCGCCGTCCTCCAGCATCCGGCGGACGACCGGCCCACCAGGCGACCGCATGAACTCGGCGAGCTTCTGCGGGTCGATGACGAACTCGACGTCGACTCCGCCGGTCGACACGTCAGACCTCGGTCAGTTGCCAGCGGACCCGCTGTCGACCGCCGACGAGACCGCCCTGCGGGCCGAGCGACTCCCACTCGACGAGCGCGAGACCGCGGCAGCCTCCGAGGTCGCCGGCCTTGTGCGCGGCGACGATCCCGTTCGCGAGGAGCATCGAGTCCCCGAGCACGGTCTGAGCGACGCCGTCGATCTCGTCCGCCGCCGGCGGCGCGTCGGACCACTCGTTCGCGAACACCGGCGTGCAACGGGCGATCTCGACGACGATCTGCGCGGACCGGACCACGAGGCAGTTCATCGGCCGCGTGTTCTCGTCCTCCAGGGTCCCGGAGAACGTCCGCTCGACGTACGTACAGACCTGCTCGCAGTCCCACGCCGGCGTCCCGTCGGAGACGAACCGGCGGTCCGGCAGCGGGACCCCCTGGTCGTCGTAGTAGGCGACCACGGTGTCGAGGAGCGCCCGTGCGGCGGAGTAGAGCCGATCAGCCGGAGGAGCCACTGATGCGCTCCTGGAGCGGTTCGACCAGCGTCTTGCGCGGCTTGTCGGTCAAGCTCTCCAGTTCGAGCACGACCGGGCCGCGCCGCTCCGGGTCGGCCTCGACCCAGTCGAGGATCTCCGGGACGTTCTTGTCGAGCAGGTCCGCCGGGACCGTGACCGCCTCGTCCTCGGTCCACGGTTCGCCGGTCGAGTCGGTCTGGTCCTCGACATCGCTCGCGGTCATCTGGCCGGCGTCGGCCGTTGTACCGGCGTCCTCGTCCGCCGTTGTATGGACCTGGCCGGCCGATTCGTCGCGAGATTCTTCCGGAGATTCTCCGCCGGTCGGCGCGCCGGTCTCCGGGGTCGAGAGCGCCTCACGGGCCGCGGCCTCGACCGCCGGGTTGATCCCGCTGTCGGCGCCGACCGCGACCGTGCCCTCGCCGGACTGTTCGAGATCCTCCTCGTCCTCGTAGCCACCGCGGATCGCCTCGATCTCGAACCGGATCTCGTCGTCCGAGGCGTGGCGGATCCGGTCGAGCGAAATGTCCGGGTCGCCGGCCTCGACGTCGCCGAGCCAGTCCTCGACCTCGTCGGCGGTCGCGCCGAGCGCGCGGAGCCGGTCGCGGAACTCGTCGAGCGGATCGCGCATCTCACTCGATCGACGGGGTTCACCTTTCGGGGACCAGGGATCGGACATTACGGAGGACCTCCTCGATCGAGTCGGCCGCTCTCGATGCGGCGCGGCCGTCGCAGCGAGCGTAGACCTCCCGGACGATCTGCGCGCGTCTCGCCGCTACCGACGGCGGATCCGCCAGTCCGACCGCGATCGCGCCGGGAAGCTCGACCGGTTCGTTCGCCTGGACCCCGACGTCGGCCCAGGACCAGAACCGTCCGCCGTGCTCGACCTCGCGCCGGTACCACGGGGCGTTCAGGACCACGACCGGACGGCCGGTCGAGGCGAACTCGTACAGCGCCGACGTGTTGTCCCCGACGAGGAGGTCCGCTCGATCGAGGACGTCGGCGAGTCGTTCGACCGGTTCGACTCCGAGCCGGCGCCAGCGTCGCTCGATCCGCCCCCAGAGCCGCGGGTGCCCATGTCCGAGGAGCCGGATCCCCGTTCGGTCGGCCCACTCGACGAGCGCCGGGAGCGATCGGTCGTAGTGCTCCCAGGCGGACCGGGTCTCCGGGACGAGCCGGCACTCCCAGTGGAACGTCACGGCGACCGTCGGCGTTGTACCGGCCTCGTGGCCTTCTATGTACTCATAGGTCGCGTTCCCCGCGGATTCCGTGTTACGAGTCCGTGACGATCCGTGCCAGCGGTCGAGCTTCGGGGAGCCGACGACCGCCGCCGGGGTCCGGTAGCTATTGGACCAGCGCGCCGCGACCGCCTCCGACGGGCAGAGGAACAGGATCGCTCGCTCCCAGCCAGGTCCGCCGGAGTAGGACCCGGAGTCGAGATCCGCGTACGTCTGGCCGGCGCCGTGCTCGACGAGGATCGTCGACGACGGGTTGACCCGCTGGTGGTCCCCGAGACCGGCGATGAGGACCGGCCGGGAGAGATCCCGACGTGCCATCGGTCGCCCCCAGGCGCAGCCGTGCCGCGGGGCCCAGGACTCGCCGGCGAGTCCGCGGCGTTCGAGTTCTCTCCAGACCGGCTCGATGTGCTCCGCGTAGTGCGGGAGCGACGAGTACCTATCGACGAGCACGATCGGCCGCGTCGGAGAGCGCGGCTCTGTACGAGCCGGAGAGCGCCGCCCAGTCCTGGTGCCGCCGGAACTCCTCGACCTCTGCGAGAGCGCCCAGGAGCCGGTCCTCGTCGTCCGCTAGGTCGTCGAGCGTGGCCGCGAGGCGCCGCGGGTCGGTCTGAGCGAGCGGGATCTCCCCGCCGGGAGTCCGGAGCGTGCCTCGGAACGTCGCCGGCGTGGTCACGGCGGGCCAGTCCTCGTTCGGCGAGACCGCCGGCAGGACCGGGACGACGCCGGCGGCGATCGCCTCCAGGACCGGCAGGCAGAGTCCACCGTACCGACGGGGTAGGACGAGAACGTCGGCGCCGGCGTAGAGATCCCAGCGGTCCGCGCGGCCTCCCAGGTGGCGTTCGACCGGGACCCGCGAGGAGCGGACCGCCGGGAGCCGCGGGTCCTGGCACTCCAGGCGGAACCGGAGCCGATCGGACCGCAGATACCGCAAGGTCTGGAACACGGTCGTCGTCCCGTTCCGGTCCCCGGCCGCGCGATGTCCCGCGACGTGCAGAGCGGTCAGCGGACCGTCGTCCTCGCGGGGGATCTCCGGCGCCGTCGGGACCGGTACCGGGACGATCTCGCACTCCGAGGGAAGCTCGTCCGCCCGCCACTTCGTCGGCAGCCACCAGACCGTCGGCCGAGGGAGCGTCGGGTCGTCCCAGCGCCAGAACTCCGGATTCGCATGGACCACGGTCGCGACGCCGGCTTGCTCGGCGAGCGTGAACAGCCGGAAGTCGTACGGCGTCTCGACCATGTAGACGACGTCGAGTCCGTCGAGGAACTCCTCCATGTGGTCGACCGGCAGCGTCCCGGTCCGGGGGTCGAACGTGACGGTCTCGGCGTCGGGGTACCGATCGAACCGCGGCATGAACCCCTTGCGCTCCGCTCCCGGCTCTCGGACCACGAGGATCCGTTCGACCTCCAGGTTCCGGGCGAACTCCCAGGTCTGGATCCCGATCCCTCGGTCGTCCGCTCGTGCCAGCAGCCCTACGCGTAGGTGTCCCACCAGATCATCCCTCCGTTGCTCGGTCGGCCCAGGATCCGAACGTGTCCGTGCTCGGCCAGGACCTCGACCATGTTCCGCCATTCCCAGTCGCAGAGCGCGGACTCGGCGCCGGTCTCCGTGCCGTGGAACTCCAGGACGATCCGGTCGATCCGCTCCCAGGTCTCCTCGCTCGCCGAGCAGAGGATCGCGGCCTCCGCTCCTTCGACGTCGATCTTCATCACGCCGACGTGGCCGGCACGGCGGACGACCTCGTCGAGACCGACCGCCGGGACCGTGACGCCGGCGTCCTCGACTGCTTCGTCGATCGTGTACGAGCCGCCCTCGCCTCCTGGCTCGCCGGCGACGAACGTGGTCGTCGGCGCCGTCCCGTCCGTGACGGCCTCGCAGGAGAGGAGAACCTGCTCGACGAGGTCGTTCCGTTTGATGTTCGCCGCCAAGGTCTGCGCGTTGTCCCAGCCAGGCTCGTAGGCGTGGACCGCGTTCGCGCCGGCGAGCGCCGCGAAGATCGAGAACGCCCCGACGTTGGCTCCGAGGTCGACGACGGTCTGGCCGCGGAGGTCCGCGGCGTCGAGCTTGTAGACGTTCTCGGTCCAGATCTCGTCGACGACGATCCGGTCCGACGTGTCCGGCCGGAGGTCGAACGAGGCGACGAGCCGGTCGCGCCGGAACCGGTCCCGCGAGGACGCGACGCCGGGGAGGATGGAGGTCACGATGGTCTCGATTCTGTGCTCGTAGGTGTGGTGGGCACGGACGTGGTCGCGGCCTGCTGCGGCGATCGCTCGGCGTTCGTCCTCGTGGTCGAGGTAGTAGTCGATCAGCCGGTACAGGTCCTCTCGGTCGTCGTAGAGACGGAGATGTTCGCCGTCGACGAACAGGTCCTCGATGCCCGCGACCCGCGGGTGGAGGAGGAACCCGCCGCGGCCGAGGGTCTCCGGGATCCGGTCGGACCAGTACCGCTCGATCGGCTCGCCGTTCGTCGCCGGGACGAGGCAGGAGTCCCCGACGATGACCTTCGCGGTCCGGTACAGGTCGGCGAGCGCCTGGCCTCGGATCGCCTGCCGGCCTCGCGGCCAGATCCGGAACCGGTTCCGGTACCGCCGGCGGAGCGACGCTACGAGATCTCGCCGGTCCGGGTACTCCGCGTGGTAGCGGGACCAGTTGCCCACGAACGCGATGTCGGCCCGGTAGGAGCGCATCTGGCGTCCCTCGCGCTGCGCCTCGACCGCGGAGATCGCCGGCGGCATCCACCGGTGGTCGATCCGCCGGTCGGCCCACTCCTCCTCGTGTCCGCCGTCCGCGGTGAACAGGTGGTCGACCATGAAGAACGGTTCGTCGTCGACCTGGTGTTGCCGGTCGAGACCGAACCAGCGGTCCAGGTGCAGCCCGACCGTCGGTACGCCGGCGCCGCGGCAGCGGTCGAGCATCGCGGTCTGCGCCGCCCAGGCGTCCTCGACGGTCCAGCCGGCGACGACGTTCGGCCAGTCCCAACCGGTCCGGGTCCAGAGCAGCAGGTCGAGTCCGGCGGGGTCGAGGTCCCATGCCTCGCGGGTGTTCTCCTGGATCCGGCGGACCTCGTAGCCGATCCCCTCGGCGTCCGTGGCGACGTGGTTCTCCGTCGAGTGCGCCGGCCCGAAGTTGCCGATGTAGCCGATCGTGATCATCCGACGCGACGGTACTGCGCGCGCGGGTCAGGTGTTGGTTCTACGGATCCGGCGAGCCGCGGTCTCCGGGACGATCAGCGCCGGCCGGGGTCGGCGGCGTGCGTACCGTTCCGCTTCGAGCCACAGGTCGACCTCGTTCAGACCGGTACGGCCTTCGGGGAACATCGCCGCCGGGTCGCGGAGTTGCTTCGTCACGCCCTGCCGGGTGACCGAGATCGTGTTGTCGGAGAGCCGGCAGGAGCCGACGGTCTCCGGCTGGCAGGCGAGCGTGAGTTGGCAGCCGAGCGACGCCGCGGCGCGGACGCCGGCGAGCGGCGGGGTCCGGCCGTAGGTGTAGGAGACCTGGAACGTGCCGTCCTCGGTCGCCGGGAGCGTCGTGTCCTGGCAGCACGGCCACTGGCGCCGGACCCCGTCGGCGTCGCGGAGCCGGACGAGCCGGTCGTGGTCGTCGATCTGGTACTCGCTCGGATCGAGGACCTCGCCGTCGAGGCGGACCTCCTCGATCGAGACCAGCGGGGTACCGCCGAGCCGGATCCCCGGCACGGTCCGCCGGCACGGATCCGCCGTCCGGTCTCTCGACCTCGCGCCTCTGGTCCAGACGGCCCGTCCGCCGCAGCCGCCTTCGATCGGCCGGACCACATCGGTGCAGAGACCGGGGTACTTGCGGTCCGAGAGCAGGAACAACAGGTCCGACGCGATCTGGAGCGAGTCCTCTAGGAGCGCCTCGTCGATCTCGTAGTCGTCGCACGGCGAGCAGAGGTCGGCGAGCGTCGCCCACGGCTCGCAGGTACCGGTCGTCGGTTCGGCCATAGCGGGATCCTACGACGGACGCGACACGGCCGGGGGCGAACCCCCGGCCGCGGTGCCGCTCATCCCACGCGAGAACAGGTCAGGAGGCGACCAGTTCGACCGCTCCGTCGGTCGCCGCCGGCAGGTCGTTCGCCGTCACCGGGATCCACTGGTACATGCGATCCGAGGTCGAGGGCCAGTCGTTCAGCGGCCCGTCGAACCAGTTCGGGTTCTCGTACATCTGGCCGGAGAACGCCGGGTTCTTCTCGCCGTTCTGGAACGTGTGCTCGCCCTCGCGGAGGTTCTTCAACTTCGGGAGCGCCCACCGGGCGTACGGGAAGTCCGGATCGAGGTCGCCGTCGTTGATGCGCTTCACCCACAACTCGACGGAGATCCCGGAGCCGGAGACCGGTCCGATCGGAGGCGCCGCGAACCCGACCGCGTCGCCGTCCTGGATGGTCTCGCCCTCGGAGAGGAACGACATCAGGACCGGGTCGTGCGAGCAGATCGCGAGGTTGAAGTCGCCACGCCGGAGGTTGTCCGGGCCGCGGTAGTCGAGGCAGATCTCCCCGCAGGCGTTCACGACCGTGGTCTCGTCGCCGTCGCGGTAGACCGGCGAGAACGTGAACTGCACGAGCGCGGTCGTCACGATGAGGTTCCCCGCGCCAGGATCCGGGACCCCGTTCGGTTCGAGCTTCGCGACCCGCATCCGGCAGGCGTGGAGTTGTGGGAGCGCCATCTCAGGCATGGGTGGATCCTCCTTCGACCATCAGGTCGAGAGCGTAGGGGAACGGAGAGGTCTGGTGTGCGATCACGAGGCGCCGCCGACGAGGCAGACCGGCAGGTCGATCTCCGCGGCGAGATGGCAGCACTCGTCCCACTGGAGGAGAGCGAGCCGTTGCGCGTAGACGTCGAGCGTGTTGTCCTCGCGGTTCAGCGCCTGCGCCATCACCTGCGCGGAGTCGAGGTTGCCGGGGATGACCTGCGGGGTCGAGAGCCGCACGGAGATGATCCCGGTGGCGTACGCCCACTGGGAGGCACCCGCGGCGGAGCCGCCCGGACCGTCGCCGGGATAGCCGGCGTCCGCGACGACGAGGTTGCCCATCGGGGACAGGTACTGCCCGCCTTCGAGCCGGACCGCCGACGCTGCGATCCACTGGACCAGGACCTGCGGGGTCGCGTGGATCATCCCGCGCCGTCCCTGCGAGCACTGAGCGAGACCTTGTTCGAGACAGGCGAGCGCGTCGACGACGTCCTCGGGTCCGCCCGTCACGGTGTCGCTCGACGAGTCGGTCAGCGCCGGGTTGTCCTCCAGGTCCTCGCCGGCATCGGCGGCGTCCCGGAGCGCGCCGGTCCAGAGTTCGTCCGCGACCTGGAACGACTGCGTCGCCTCCAACTGCCGGGTCGCTCGT